CTAGGTGGTCTCGAACCAGTTCTGCATCGCTGAGCGGCCCCGGCCATCTGCCTCGGGCATCATGTGCGCGTAGATCCGGAGTGTGATCGACGGATCCGCGTGGCCAAGCCACCTTGAGACTGCCACGATCGGTTCCCTGGCGTCCAGCTGTACTGAAGCGAACGTATGCCGCAGTGCATGGAAGCCGTCCTCCCGGCTTTCCGTATACGTCAGGACGGTCCGGTTGACTCCGGGCCGGTGCCGGATCGGCTGCTTGGTCACCACCGGGGGAGGAATCACTCCGGCTGCCGCCAGCGCCGGCTTCCAGATCCGCGTATCGAAGGCGTCGCGCCTCATGGCGCCGCCACGCGCTCCTGTGAAGATCAGCGCGTGAGTCTGCGGCTTGCGCTCCTTCTGCTCGCGTTCGGTCGTCGGCGGCCGAGGATCCTTCCAGGGCAAAGTGATCTCCCGGGCTGGTCGGCGCGACAGGGAGTCCTCGATGCGCTTCAGCAGATAGTCCGGGACGGGCACCTCGCGGGTCTTCTCGCCCTTCGGGAGCGCGAAGGCCAGCTGCGCCCCTACCTTCTTGACCTGGCGACGCACGAGGATCCGCTGACCGTCGAAGTCGACGTCCTCAACGGCCAGGCCGAACACCTCGCCCGAGCGGAGGCCGGCGCCGACGCCAAGGTCCACGCACAGCCGGAAGCGTTCGTCCATTGCCTCCTGTACAGCAAGCACCCGCTCTTTGCTCCAGGCCCGCGGCTTCACCGGGGGCTTCGACGGAACATTCAGCGTGGTCTGCTTGCGGCACGGGTTCCTGGTGAGCCGTTCGTCGTCGATCGCGGACTGGAAGATCGACGAGAGGTAGCCCCAGGCTTCGTTCGCCGTTCCCGGTCCAACCGTGGCCTTCAGCGTGTTCAGCCAGTCGGCGAGCTGCGCCGTCTTGATGCCGTTGAGCTGATGGTCGCCAAGGTGCGGGATGATGTGGTTCCAGACCCGCCCCTTGACTGTGCGCTCGGTGGAGGGGTTCTCGTAGCCGCGCCGCGGCCACCACTCTTCGGTGATGTAGTCCTTCAGGAGCATGTGGCCGCGGCGCGGGTCAACGAACTCGCCTGAGACCGACTCGTGTTGGGCCTTGGCCAGCCATGCGTTCGCTCCGTCAGGGCCGTGGAGCTTCGTGAAGGAACGGTCCTTGACTCCGGGGATGCCCGCGACTCGGTACCGCTTCCCCTTGCCCCATCGCTCAGTTTTTCGCTTCTCACCGGTGGCCGGGTCGGGCTTCTTGGTCATCCACCGGTCTTCGATGTACCCGGGCATGCGGTCCCCTTGCGTCTGCGCGTCAGACGGTCACCGTTTCCGGTGAGTCCATTGTGACGATCTCACCCTGCCAGAGCTGGAACCACTGGCCGCCGGCAAGGAACTTGGCGATGGCAGGGTTGAGCACGCGAACAAGGAGCTCTGCGGGGACGCGGGGATAGATGTGCAGCCGAACGGCTCCGCAGTCCTCGCGGATCTGCACGCATGAACGGAGGTCCACCTCGGGGTCGAGGACGTATTGCACGGTGAGCGGGCTGTCGGGCGAGTCGGCAGAGAGGTACTGGCCTCGCCATATCTGGAACCAGCCGCACTCGCCGACGAAGGCGGCGAGTGCTTCGTTGAGCGCCGGGACAAACTCGCTGGCATACGTCCCGGCGCTGATCTTGATGGTGACCCGGCCGCGGGCCTCGGTGATGTCGACGAGTTGGCGGGGATCGATGTCGTGGGTGGCTTCATACACAACGCGCAACATGCGCCCTCCCGTGGTTGCGAGTGCTCTTGTGCGACATGAGTCGGAAGTGCACGTCGTGGAAGGGTACGTGCCGTGACTGGATCACGACAATCCGTTGTGGTGAATGTCTACTTAGGGACTTTCCTAGTGGTCCTGGGTGTGCTGGGCGCGTCAGGACTACTCGTTGTCCCGGCGGGCGCGCTCGTCGGCCTCGATCATTGCTCGCCACCGGCGCAGCTCGGACTCGGGCATGCCTGCCAGGTGTCCCACGATGATGCGCACTTCGTCGTTGTAGCCGGCCAGCTCTGTTGCCTCGTATTCGAGCCACTGGGCTGCCGCTGCCGCTTTGATCCGCCGCTCGCTCACGCCCAGCGCGTTCGACAGGGCCTTGAGCTGCTTCGGGCTGGGGGAGTTGGCCGGCGGATTGGTGACGAGGCGCTGAAGGTAGGGCTTTGACAGCTTGGTGCCTGAGTCGTGGTCGACTGCCCGCTCGGACATCTTGGAGTAGGAGAGGCCTCGCTCGTTGGCGTCCTGGATGAGCCGTGAGAGCGCACCCCTGGTCGGCGCTGCCGTCCCGGGTTCCGGGTCGGTAGCCGCTGCCGTCATGTCCTCTTCCTCTCGGGTCACGTCAGTACCAGCTGTCTCTATAGGGGGCGGCGGGCGTCGAGAAAATACCAGCTCAGCCACTACAACCATTCAGGATCGGAGACGATCCGTCTACGGATGAATGCTATCGAGCCATGCCGCGTGCCGATAGTCGCATCCAAGTCGTCTCGGATCTGTAGACGGCTCGTCTCGACTGTGCTTAGCTATGTCAGGCAAACAGCTCCGCACGACACGGGGGACTCGTGAGCCCGAGACGCTACGCCCTGCTCAACACCCAGATACTCAGGCACTGCATGCAGCACCCAGGTCGTGGAGAGTCCTTCTCGGTCCGCTCCCTGGCCGACGCCTCCGGTGTCGGGCAGGGGGTCATAGAGAAGCTCCTCACTGGCCGACAGCGCACGGCGGACGTCCTGGATGCCACAGCCCTCGCGGAGGCCCTTGGGGTCGCGATCCTGGTCCTTTTCGCGCCCCCTGCGTCTCCGGTCTCGAACCGTTCGTCTCGACAACACGACCCTACGAGCGAGGAATAGAACAATGCCGATCAACCAGCCCAAGACGCCCCCGAAGGGGTGGCTCTGGAGCGAAGACGCCGCCGACTACCTCGGCGTTTCCGTCACCACCCTCTACCGGTGGCGACGTGACGGATACGGGCCCAAGAGCAGCATCCACGGCCGCCGCCGGTACCGGTACAAGGTCTCCGACCTCGACGCCTGGATGGAGATCGACTCCGAGCCGGCCGATCTGGCCCGCGTCGCCGCCTGACGCGGCACGCAATGAGGCCGCCCCGGTCGCACCCGAGACGGCCAGACCCACCCACACCATCCGTGAACAGAAGGGCAGATCAATGCCATCATCCCAGACTCCAGCTCTCATGAAGGCGCGCGCCTCAGCCGCCGAGATCCTCAAGCAGGACACGGGAACCGACTACCCGAAGTGGCGACTGATCGCCACCGACAGCGAGTCCCTCACCGGTCTCGCTCCCGTCTGCAACGGCGAGCGCACCGACGCGCTGCACGAGATCCCCGACTACCCGGGCGGTCCGGCCCGCGACGAACACGGCGTCTACGACTGCTGCCCGTGGCCGCAGATCGAGACGTACTCGACGGCGATCGCCGCGTATCTGGTGGAACTGCTGAACGCGGACGCCGAGCAGGTCGACGGCGGTGCCCAATGAGCGACCTGACCGCGTTCGAGCTGCTGCTCCGCGACAACAACCTGGTTGGCCCGTCGCCGTTCGAGGTCGCCTTCGACCAGGTCGAGTCGCAGATCGAGGTCGGCACCCCGGTAGCGGTGGACGTCCTCGACATCGCCCGCGCCGCCTGGGACTGCCTGCCCGACGAGGCCGCCCGCGAGGAGGCCCTGGACACGCTCTTCTACGGCTGGTGGGAAGCCCGCCAGGCCCGCACCGAGCAGGCCGGGGGTGCGCTGTGAGCGACTACCCCGAGATCGCCGCCCGCTTTGCCCGCGAGACCGCCGGCCACGAGATGCACGTCCTGCACCAGGACGGTCTCTACCGGCACCTCGTCTTCACCGACCCGGCCGGCAGCTTCTACCGCTTCGACCTGATCACGTGGCCGCACAACCTGTTCCTTCGCGGCGACGGCTTCAGCTTCGGCTTCTCGATCTACCCGGCCGACGACATCTTCAACATGTTCCGAGGGTCGCGCCACGACGGCATCAACCCCGGCTACTGGCAGGAGAAGGTCACCGCCGGGAAGGTCCGGGACTGGTCGGAGAGCCTGTTCCGTGCCTGGGTCCTCAGCGAGGCCACGGCGGCGGAGGCCCGCTATCCGGGCGCCATCGAAGCCGTAACCAAGCAGATCCTCCACTCCGACGAACACAGCACCGAGTACCAGGGCACCGCCGAGTACGCGCTCGCCTCCTTCAGCCACGGCGACTTCCGGCTGCGCTTCCCCCACGACTGGGAGAAGGACTTCGAGGACTACTCGTGGGAGTACCTCTTCGCCTGCCACGCCGTCCTGTTCGGGATCGACAAGTGGGATGCGGCCCGGAAGCAGGTGGCGGCATGAACGCGGAGCAGTGGAACGAGCGCTACCCGATCGGCACCCCGGTCATCGCCTACCCCCTCACGCGGCCCGAGGACCACAACCCCGACTTCTTCATGCAGCTGAACACGGTCACCCGAACTCCGGCGTGGACGCTGGGCAACGGCGAGCCTTTGGTCTCCGTCGTCGGCTACGCGGGCGGCATCTGCCTTACCCACATCGACGTGCGAACCGCGGCCACGCCGGGTGAGCTCGCCGAAATGCGGCACCTGCTCTACGACGCCGACGAGGACGCCACCACCCCCGCCTTCCCGTACCCGGCACCGGAGGTGGCAGCCCGATGAGCGAGCAGCCGCACCCCGCATCGACGGACCCGCGGGTGGGCCTGAACCCGACCGGCCGCCCACGCCGGTCATCCGCGGCCAGCCGCCGCAAGCACGACCGCCGCGCCAAGGAGGCGAAGTGAGCGCCAGCACCCAAGCGTGGCCGTTCGGCTCCGACGCCATCCAGGACGACCCGCTGACCGCACTCCGCATCCCGGTGGTGGGCAGCTTCCGCCCGATGTGGCGGTACGTCGCCGCCTACCTGAACACGGCCACGCCCGACACCCCGGACTACCTCACCGTCCCGCCGTTCGCCAGCATGGAGCGGCCGACGGAAGCCGAAGCGCAGATGCTCGCCTCGTTCATCCGCGAGTACATCACCCACTGGTTCCACGAGGGCTACCAGGGCAGGCTCGCCCGGCGCCCCTTGGACGTCGACTCCGGATGCAACACGATCATCTTCGTCAAGTACGGTCCGGATGACTGGGGGTACGGCCGCGTCTCGTGGGAGTACGGCCCGACGTTCATCCCCGGTCCTCCCCGGGCACGCGGCACCGAGTTCGACCATCCGAAGCACCCCGGCCCGCTGTCCCTGGTCCAGGTCATGGATCTGGCGCACACGATCTGCGACGAGCCGATGGAGCGCTGGACGCGCTGGAAGGCCGACCACCCGGAGATCTTCGGAGCGGAGGCCGCCCGGTGACCGCCCCGGCCGATGAACTGGCCCGGCTTCGCGCCCGCGAGCAGGAACTCCTCGACCAGATCGCCCAGCTCACCAACGAGAACCACGAGCTGCGGTTGGCCGCCAACGCCTCCCGCAACTTCAAGGCCAGCCACGCCGCCGGCTACATCGACCTCGACCTCGACCGCATCTGAGCCGCCGGTCTGGCGGTGACAGCCCCCGCCAGACCGGTGACCCACCTTCGCGCCTTCCCTGGAGAACGCCTTGGACACCGTCCCGTACACCTTCCACAGTCACCGGGAGACCGGCACCGTCGACGCGGTACAGCCCGTACCGGGCCTGTTCGTCTACCAGCTTCCCGAGCACCTGCGGCACCCCTACTACCCGTGGCTGCTCGGCCACACCAGCGGTAAGTGCATCGCCGCGTTCGAGCGGTACGGCCACGCCATGGAGGCCGCCGACATCATCGCCGACTTCACCGACTGGACGCGCACCGCCGACGAGCTGATCGCCGACGTCGACGCCTACACCCTGTGCGACCGCATCGAGAGCTTCACGGCCGGTCTGTTCGTCAGCGCCAAGCCGCTCGACGTCGAACAGGCCGCCTAACCCACAACCCCACAGCCGCCGCGTGACGCGCTCCCCTCGCGCTCCGCGGCCCCCGAGGCGGCTCGCCCCGGACATCCCCCGCCGGGGTGAGCCGCCGCCCATCAGCACACCCTCAGGAGCCCCAGATGAGCGTCACTGACCACCCGTATCCGGCACCAGACGGCATCCTGATCGGCCACCTCACCCCCGGCACCGCCGCCTGGGAGGAAGCCCGCACCGGCCTCACCATCACCGCCACCGAGATCGCCGCAGTCGTCGGCCTGTCGCCCTGGCAGTCGAAGTTCAGCCTCTGGCACAAGAAGGCCGGCCTGCCCACCCCGCCGTTCGAGATGAGTCCTGCCGTCGAATGGGGCAACCGACTTGAGGACGTGGTCGCCCAGAAGTGGGAGGACGAGCACCCCGGGAAGCTGGCCGCCCCGGCCGGCACGTGGCGGCACCGGCAGCGGAAGTGGCAGCGCGCCACCCCGGACCGGCTCATCTACCCGCAGCCCGCAGGCGAGTTCGAGATCCCCGACAAGGCGGAGTCGCTTCTGGAGGTGAAGACCAGCCCGTTCGGCGACGAGTGGGGGCCGACCGGCAGCGACATCATCCCCATCCACTACCGCTGCCAGGTCATGTGGCAGATGGACACGCTGGGCCTGCACCGCACCCACTTCGCTGTCCTCATCTCCGGCCACGACTACCGCGAATACACCGTCGACTACGACGCCGACGAGGCCCGCATCCTCCGCGACGCCGCCGAGCGCTTCCTCGACGACGTCCGTCGCGGCATCCGCCCGGACATCGACGGCGACACCGCCACCTACCAGACCATCCGCGTCCAGGCCGACGGGCTCGAAGACCGCGACGTTGAGATCCCGTTCGGGCTCGTCTGCCGCTGGGACGACGCCTACCGGGCCCTGGCCAAGGCGTCCGCCGACCTCACCCAGGTCCGCGGCGAGGTCCTCGACCTCATCGGCGACGGCAAGCGGGCCGTCTGCGAAGGCCGGCGCATCGCCTACCGCACCGTCCGCGACGGCGCGACCCACTCCCTCAACCCGTACCCGATCCGCGAGGACGCCGCATGAGCCAGATCAGCAACGCCATCGCCAAGCGGGACAACGGGCCCGCCGCACGGCTGGAGCAGTACCGCGACGAGTACGCCGCCCTCGTCCCTTCCCACGTCAACGCCGACCAGTGGATCCGCCTCGCCGTCGGCGCCATCCGCGGCGACGAAGACCTCATGCAGGCCGCCCAGAACGACATCGGCGTGTTCCTGCGGGAGATGAAGACCGCCGCCCGCCTCGGCCTGGAGCCCGGCACCGAGCAGTTCTACCTGACCGCCCGCAAGAGCAAGGCCCACAACTACGCCCTGATCATCAAGGGGATCGTCGGTTACCAGGGCATCGTTGAACTCATCTACCGGGCCGGCGCCGTCTCCACCGTCATCGTCGAAGCCGTCCGCCAGCGCGACACCTTCCGCTACGTGCCCGGCCGCGACGACCGGCCCATCCACGAGATCGACTGGTTCGGCGGCGACCGCGGCCCCCTCGTCGGTGTGTACGCCTACGCAGTCATGAAGGACGGCGCCGTCTCCAAGGTCGTCGTCCTCAACCAGCAGCGCATCGCCGAGATCCGCGCCAAGTCCGACAGCAAGGACTCCAAGTACAGCCCGTGGCAGACCAACGAGGAAGCCATGTGGCTCAAGTCGGCGGTCCGGCAGCTGGCCAAGTGGGTGCCCACGTCGGCCGAGTACATGCGGGAGCAGCTTCGCGCTCAGGCCGAAGTCGCCGGAGAACTCGCCACCCCCTCCATCGCCGGCGCACCGCCGATGCCGCAGCCGTCCGTCCTGGACGACACCGACCCCACCTACGACGAGCCCGTCGAGGGCGAACTCGTCGACTGACCAACCGCCTTCGGGGTCCCGCCCGCCGGAAACAGGCGGGACACCGCTTGCTCTAGGAGACCACGTGATGACACAGCTCCAGTTCCCCGAGCCGACACACAGCACCGTGTCCGCGGCGGTCGGCGAGGCCGCGAAGGCCGACGGGATGGCCCGCGCTGAGGCCAGCACCCCCATCGACTGGGCGACCGCCTGCCAGAACGGCATACGGGAAATGGCCCGCCGCGGCGTCCCCTTCCAGGCCGCCGACCTGATCCGCGAAGGACTGGTCGACGAGCCCGAGCACCCGGCGATGTGGGGCCCCCAGTTCGGGATCGCCGCCCGCGCCGGAGTCATCGAGCACGCCGGAGTCGTCCCGTCCACCCGCTCGACCGTCCACCGCTCGCTGTGCCGCCAGTGGACCGGAACCGCCGCCTACCGGCAGACGGCCGCCTGATGGCCACCCACCCCAACATCCGCGCCCGCCGCAGCCGGAAGGAGAAGCCATGAGTTCCAACCCCTCCAAGGGCCCTCTCATCGACGCCGAGCCCGTCCGCCGCCACGTCCGCAACCTCATGGCCGTCGGCGTTTCCGTCGTCCGCATCGCCGAACACGCCGGGGTCAGCTTCGCCGTCGTCAGCGGCCTCCTCTACACCCGTGGCCCCGGCCGGGGACGCGCCGAGAAGATCCGCCTCCTCAACGCCCGTGCCATCTTCAGCGTCCGCGCCGAGAACATCGTCACCCACTACGTCGACCCCACCGGCACTCGCCGCCGACTCCAGGCACTCATGGCCAACGGCTGGCCGCAGCTCCGCCTCGGACCCCACATCGGACGGCACCCGATGTACGTCAACCAGCTCCTCGCTCAGCCGCGCATCTACGGCGTCACCGCCGTGGCTGTGGCCGCCGCCTACGACCGGCTGTGGAACCAGGACCCTCGCCAGCACGGCGTGCGGATCGGCACCTACAAGAAGGTCCGCGGCGTAGCCCGCGCACACGGCTGGGCGCCGCCCGGAGCCTGGGACGACGACACCATCGACGACCCGGCCGCCCACCCGGAGTGGACTGGCTACTGCGGAACCGACCGCGGCTGGTGGGCCCATCGCCTCGAGGAGATTCCCGTCTGCGAGCGGTGCGAGGCCGCACATGAGCAGTGGAAGGCAGACCGCGCCCACCTGACCGCCAAGCAGCGGTGGGCCGAACTCGGGCAGGCCCGAAACACGGCCCGCGCCCGCGAGGCAGACCTGGCCGAGGACGCCCGCGAACTCCTCCAGCTCGGCACCGACATCCACCAGGCCGCCGAACGCCTCGGCGTCAGCCGCAACCACCTGCAGCAGGCCATGCTCCGCCACCCCGACACCGAGAGGACCGCCGCCTGATGTACCGCAACGACGACGAACTGACCGTCATGGACTGGTTCTGCGGCGCCGGCGGCAGCTCTCAGGGCATGCACTCCATCCCCGGCGTCCGCATGGCCCGCGCCGCGAACCATTGGGAGCGGGCGATCGAGTCGCACTCCGCGAACTTCCCCAACGTCGACCACTACCGCGGCGACATCCGCGAAGCCCCCGTCGAGAAGTGGCCCGTCACCGACATCTTCTGGGCCTCCCCGGAGTGCCCGCAGTGGTCCAACGCCCGCGGCAAGCGCCGCGACTTCGACGCCTCCCTCCAGGGCGACCTGTTCGACGGCTTCGGCCCGAGCGAGGAGGTCGAGCGGTCCCGGGCACTGATGGAGGAGGTGCCCATGTACCTGCGCGGTGTGCAGGAGCGCGGCGGGCTGGTGAAGGCGGGCGTGGTCGAGAACGTCGTGGACGTCCGGGCCTGGGACCAGTGGGACCGCTGGATCGGCGAGATCCGCAAGCTCGGCTACAAGACCCGCGTCATCGCCCTGAACAGCATGCATGCCGACCCGCGGACCGTGCACAAGGCGCCGCAGTCCCGCGACCGGCTGTACGTCGCCTACTGGCACGAGTCCCTCGGCCGGACGCCGGACTGGGACAAGTGGCTGAGGCCGCGTGCCTGGTGCACCGGCTGTGAGATGTGGGTTCAAGCGGTGCAGCGGTTCAAGGACCCCGGCCGCGACATGGGCCGCTACCGCCAGCAGTACGTCTACCGTTGCCCGAACGCGAAGTGCCGCAACCAGGTCGTCGAGCCGGAGACGCTCCCCGCTGCCGTCGCCATCGACTGGTCGCTTCCCGGGCAGCGCATCGGCGACCGGGCCAAGCCGCTCGCCGAGAAGACCCTCGCACGCATCCGCGCCGGCCTGGACAAGTTCGCCCGGCCCGCCATGGTCCCCGCGGGCGGCACCTGGCGCACCGACGCGGTACCGGTCACCGAGGCACTGCCGACCAGGACAACCTGCGAGAACGACGGGCTTGCCATCCCGCCGCTGCTCATCCCGGTCGAGGGCCGCGACGGCAAGGAACCGAACTCGGCGAACCTGCCGCTTCGCACCCAGACCGCCCGCAACGAGACTGGCCTCGCCTGGCTCCCGTTCATCGCCGAACTCCGCGGCGGCGGCAGCGTCGCCCGGCCGGCCACCGAGTCGCTGGCCACCGTGACGGCGTCCGGCAACCACCACGGCCTCGTCACCCCGGACCTCCCTGCGTTCGTGATGCGGAACAACACGGCTCGCGGCAACCCGGCGCAGATGTGCACGGCGGTCAATGAGCCCGCCCGCACTCTCACCGCCGCCGGCCACCAGTCCCTCGTCACCTGGGAGTCGCTGCTCGTCCCGTACTACGGCAACGGCACGGCGCGCACCGTCCGCGAGCCCGTCGGCACCCTCTCCACTCGGGACCGGTACGCGCTCGTGCAGGGCGAGGTCGATCTCAACGACGTCCGGTTCAGGATGCTCGAACCCCACGAGATCGGCCGCGCGATGAGCTTCGCCGACGCGTACATCGTGCTCGGCAGCAAACGGGAGCGGGTCCGCCAGTACGGCAACGCCGTCACCCCGAACTGCGCCGAGGTCATCGTCGCCGCCCTGGTCGAGGCCATCAGCGGCGAGGACATCGACCGGTACGCCCAGCCCGAGACGGCACTCGCCGCGTGACCGCGGGCCGCCGGCCGCGCGACCGGCCCTAGCCAGCAGCACACCCCACCCCCGTCCACCACCCACGGCATCCGAAAGAAGAACCCCATGGCACGTGGCCACGGCCGGATCCTCACCAGCATCTGGGAGGACTCCGACTTCCTGAAGCTCGACGAAAGGGAACAGCGCTTCTACCTGTTCCTGATCTCGCAGCCCAACCTCAACCACGCCGGGCTGCTGCCGCTCACTCTCCGACGCTGGTCCCGCAAGGCGCACGGCCTCACCTCCGCCGACGTCGAGAAGCGCCTGCAGTCCCTGGACGACGCCCGGTTCATCGTCATGGACGACGACACCGAGGAGTTGCTCATCCGTTCGTTCGTCCGCAACGACGGCGTGTGGAAGCAGCCCAAGGTGATGGGCGCCATGGTGTCCGGTGCGATGGAGATCTCCTCACGCCGACTCCGGCGGGCACTCCTCGCCGAAGTCGAGCGGATCCCGCTCAGCGAACTCAGCAACGAGCCGGGGTCCCGCGGAGTGTCGATCCGGCAGCAGGTGTCGGAGCACATCGAAACCCTCCGCAAAGCCTTCCGCGAACCCGACCCGACCCCTTCCGGAAGGGGATCGGAAACCCCCTCCGCCACCCCTTCGGGAACCCCCTCCGATACCCCTACCGACGGGGGTCCGAAAGCCTCTACGCGCGCGCACGCGCCCGCATCACGCGCGCATTCCCCTGCCCCTGCCCCTGCCCCTGTCCCCAGCCCCACACCCCAGGGGTCGGCTGAGGCAGACGGTCAAGCCGAACTCGTCGTCGTCCTGGATGCCGACTTCGTCGGAGCGGCAGAAGCCGCCCCCGAGGAAGCCGAGACGGTCAGCAGCCAGACGATCGTCGGCGAGTGGCTGGAGCGCGTGAACAAGCGCCCGCCGCAGAGCGTCATCGGCCAGACCGCCAAACAGATCAAAAAGCTCATCGACGAAGGCATCGCCCCAGACGACATCCGCGCCGGGCTTGCCCGCTGGATGCGCAAGGGCTCCGCCCCGTCCGCCATCCCCAGCTTCGTCAACGAAGCCATGAACGCCACCGCGCAGCCCGGCGGCAACGTCGTGGCCCTGAACCCCGGCCAACCCCTCGTCGGCACCGACGCCAAGGTCGCCGGCTGGGCTGCCGTCGCCGCCCAACTCGCAGAGCGAGGAGACTCCGCATGAACCCGACCGAGGCTGCCGAACTCCTCGGTCACGCCGCTGCCTTCGACAACCGCAACCCCTCCGCTGCTGCCGCCATGGCTTGGGCCTCCGCCCTCCACGACGTACCGCTCGACGACGACGCCAAGGCCGCGGTCGCGATGTACTACACGACCGCGCCGCAGGACCCGCGTGAGCGGCTGTGGATCCTGCCGCACCACGTCCGCACCCTCCGCACGAAGATCCGCAACGCCCGGCTGGAGAACTTCCAGTACGAGCCCGTGCCCGACGAGACCGTGCCCGAGTACCTGGCCCGGCTCCGCGGGCAGACCGCGGCCATCGCCTCCGGCCGCATCGCCGCCCCCTCTGGCCCGCTGGCACTCGAAGGCGGCCCGACCCGCGAGTTCATGGCCGAGCTGGAGGCCCTCGGCTGGCAGGGCAACCGCACCGTCAACGAGGACGAGCCCGGAGCCGAAGGCATCGACAGCGTCCGCCGGGGCGGCCCGCTCGGCGTCGAATGCCCCGCCTGCCACGCGGCCATAGGCAAGCCCTGCAAGACGCCGGGCGGCACCGACAAGCAGCCGCTCGGCAAGCCCCGATCCAAGCCGCACAGCGCCCGCCTGCGGGCCGCCAACGGCCAGCCCGAGCAGACCCCCGAGGAGCGAGCCGCGCAGGAGCAGCGCATCCGGGAGGCCTCCGCCCGGCACCTCGCCCGCAAGGCCGCCGAGGAAGAGATCCCGGACGCCGAGATCGTCGACGAGGAGGTCTCGTCATGAGCGGCAACTGGGAGCCCGAGGTTGACGACATCAAGGCGATGCGCGCCGAGGGTGGGGGAGCGGACCTGCGGGCGTTCATGCGGCAGCAGATCGCCACTGGCAAACAGCGGCGCGACAGCAAGCCCAAGCCCGCCATTCCGAAGCCGCCCGGACACCGGCCCGGCGCCTGGCCCGCCGGCACCCAGTCACCCGGTCCGCCGCCCGAATGGGACATCCCAGCCGCCATCTGGCAGCAGGCCACCCGCCACCACAGCAACGAGATCAACCGACCCGACCAGCCCTGCGACTGCGGCAACTGCCCGCCCAAGGAGATCCGATGAACCGCCCGCCCGCCGCCCCGATGCCCGACTCCATCCGCCACCACCTCCGGGCCAAGCAGGACCCGGCCCGCGCTGTCGACTGCCCGCACTGCGGGGCCCTTCCGCACCGGCCCTGCACCACTCCGTCGAAGCGCCGCATCCTCACCCAGCCGCACCCGCAGCGCCGCTCGAACTGGGCGCAGACCGTGGCCTGCTGCCCTCAGTGCCAGGTCGAGCCGGCCGTGCCGTGCCACGAGGACGGCCGCGCCCGTGCCACCGTCCACGCCCGCCGCGAGCAGGAAGCCGAGGCCACCGCCGCATGAGCCCCTACGACCGCCTCATGGCCGAGGCCATCCCGATCCGGCCGGTCGACCCCAACCGGCGCCCCTGGACACAGCAGGAGCAAGACGCCCACTGGGCCGCCCTCTGCACGGTCGTCGGCACACCCGGCGCCCAACGGCCCAACCACACCGAGAACACGGCACAGAACGCCGCCTGAACCCGAAGGAGACAGCCATGAACACCCCGGACCCGATCGCTTACGGCCCCAACGGTTACCGCTGCGGTTGCGGCAAGGCCGCCCACAGCAACCTCGTTCCCTGCCAGCCGGACAACCAGCTCTGCACCGCCGAGTTTCCCGGCGACGACACCTTCGCTGGACAACTCTGCGAACTCCCGGAGGGCCACGACGGCAACCACAAGCACCTCGCCTCGATCGCAGGCACCCGCCACACCCGCCGCCTCACCTGGACCGACACCCAGCCCACCGCGTGACCGAAGCACCGCTGCCACAGCACCTACTTACTCAGGAGTCAGCAATGACCGACCAGCTCGACCTCGACGCCATCCAGGCCCGCGCCAACGCCGCCACCCCCGGCCCGTGGTTCCCCCACGAGGACTGGCCGGGCCGAGTCTTCGCCGAGTCGGAGTTCAACGCCCACGTCGCCCGCGTCACCGGCTCGAACCCGGAAGCGAACGAGCAGTTCATCGCCCACGCCCGCGAGGACGTGCCCGCGCTCGTCGCCGAAGTCCGCCGCCTCCGCGCCCGCACCCTCACAGAGTCCGAGCACAACCGGGCCTGGCACGCCATCGAGGGCGCCGCCGGACAGGAGGGCGCCGATCCCGGGACTGTCCTGAACGCCGTCCTCCGCGCGCTCGGCATCAACCCGCCCGCCGAGGAGACGCACATCGTCTCCGACGACAGCGACGACCCCGAGCACACCGACGACTGCCCCGGCTGCGAAGCCGCCCCCGCCGTCCGGTCCGACGCCGTCTAGGAGACACACGTGACCGCCCACCCCCTTGGCGTCGAGGTCTCCTGCGACGGACCCGACGAGCAGACCGACTGCCCCGACAGCGCAGCCATCCGCGCGCGCTTCGGCTCCCTGACCACCCAGCAGGTTCGAGCCGACGGCCGCACCGATGGCTGGACCACTCGCCGGGCCCCCGGCCACCTTCGGGACGTCTGCCCCGCCTGCCGAACCCAGCCGTCCGCGTGACCGCCAATGCCACGGCCGGCGGTGCAGCTATCACCGCCGGCCGGGCACCCCGAACCCTACCGAGGAACCCCGTGACGACGACCTACCGAGTACGCCCCAACCGGCACAGTCGCGCTTTCCCGTGGCGGTGGGAGTGCCTGCACACCCGCCGGGTCGGTGCTGATCCGCGTCCGGTGCGCTGCCCGGCTCGTGGGCTGGCTGTGTCGGAGGCGGACGCCGAGACGCAGGCCGCTGAACACGCCGCTACCCACTGACTGGAGACCACCGTGAACCAGACCTTGCAGCTTCCGCCCCCGGAAGGCCCGGAGTACCGGCCGTGTGCGTGCGGCCACATCGAGCCCGAGCACGACATCAACGGCCGCTGGTGCGCGATGGATGACTGCCCGTGCCATCTGTACCGGCCTGACGCCGCCACCTCTGCCGTGGTGTCCCCGCCGCCGAGCCGGGCCGCACTCCGCGACCGCATCCGTCATGCCGTCTGCGAGGCGGACGGCTTCGGCTTCGCGTGGGACACGGACATGCTGGAGCCGGACGAGTACGGCGAGGTGGCCGACGCGGTGCTGGCCGTGCTCCCCGAGCCCGCCGACCGGGCCGCCGTGCCGGTCTGCATCTGCGGGCATCCGGAGCAGCGGCACTTCGAGGACGTCTGTCAGACCTGTGGGTGTGGTGACTACCTGGAGCCCCGAGACGCGGCCGAGGTGATTGCCCGCTGGCGGCAGACCGCTCTCGCAGCACGGGACGAGCTGCGCCGTCTGGCTGTCGAGGCGCGCTTCGGGGCGCAGCAGGAGACCACCGGGCACTCCTGCGGCTCCTGCGAGGGCATCGACCCGGACAGCTGCCTCATGAACCCGGACCGTGCCGGGGCGCAGCAGCAGCCCGACACCGAGGCGCGCACTGAGGAGCAGCTCGTCCGCGCCCACGTCACGACGCTGCACCTGATCGGCAACCAACTGGCAGAGATCGAGGGCTGGATGTGGCAACGCCTCGCCGACGTGCGCGAGGCCGCCACCCAGGCCGCCCCTGTGGCGCGGCAGCCGTGGCACCGCACCGCCGGGTTCGACCAGCACGACGACTACCGCGACGACGCACCCGCTCCTGCGGCGCAGCAGCCCGCAGCAGACGGCAGGGAGGAGACGGTCGAGGCGCGCTGCACGTGTGCTGACGCTGGCGACTGCTTTGCCCCGGCCGGGCACTACGCCGACTGCCCGCTTGCCGACGCTACTCCGCGCCCCTGAACCCGCCCCCGCCCCGGCTGCCCTTGCGTGGCCGGGGCCCACGGCGGGGCCTGGACGGGCTCAGGAACGCCGCACGGGCCCGCGCGCGACTCCAGCAGCGCCGAGCCCTCCCACAGCGCCCCACGCGGGCGCTCAGAGCCTCAGGAGAACCCCGATGCCCAACAGCCCCTACGGACGCGGCACATGCCCCGTCTGCCACCGCGACATGAACCTCCTCAAGAACGGCACCCTCCGCCACCACGGCGGCCCCGACGGCAGCGGCTACCTGCGACCCCGCACCTACCGCTGCAAGGGCGCCGGACAGAAGCCCGCCAGCCGCGCCGCCTGAGCCGCCGCACAGCCCCCAACGCCCACACAGGCGCACGACAGACAGGACACCCGTGACACCCGCAGAGGAACTCCAGACCGCCGCCGACAAGTTGCGTGCGCTCGCCACCGCGGCAGCCGACGACAGCGGCAACAGCAACTGGCACACCACCCGGCACTTCCCCGAGCAGCCCAACTCCACATTCACCGCCCTATGGGCGACCGGAAGCCGACCGTTCCTTCGAGGCGGCGGCGGACGAGGCCGACCGCCCGCCTACGTATCAGCCCCAGTCGGCGACTACATCGCTGCCATGGATCCCACCGTCGGGCTCGCACTCGCCACCCTGCTCGAAGGAGTCCTCTCCAGCGCTCGCGAAGCCAGCCCCGCCCATGAGGAATGCGACAGCTGGTGCAGCCCGGAGACCTGCGACCTATCCGCCGCCCTCGCCGTGGCCCGCGCCATCAACGCCTGACCGCCCTGGGGCCGCCAGCACGCGGCCCCCAACCAGCAAGGACCACCGTGACCCACCGCATCGAACCCGGCCAGACCTACCGCAGCGTCGGTGATCCCTACCCGTACAGCGAGCCGCGCCGCATCAAGGTCGTGGGCGAGCCGATTAGACGCTTCGGCCGCTACGGCGGCTACAGCAAGGTCGAGGTCGTCACCCTCACCAAGGACGGCCGCGAGATCCGACGCCGCGCCATCGAGTCGACCCAGCTCCACGACAGCGCCACCACCCGCAACGGGCAGCCCCGCCGCACCGGATACGCGCTGGAGCAGCAGTGACCACGACACCCCGCAAGAAGGAGAACAGCGTGATCGAGCAGACCAATACCCACGACCACTACGAGGATTGCCCGCAGTACAGCGACCCCACCGCACCGCACTGCCACTGCGACGGGATCAACCAGGCCAACGAGAACTACTGGGCCGAACCGCCGAACTTCAACGGCTGACCTGATCGAAGGAGAACCGTCATCACCACCGACCGAGACGCAGACCTGAAAGCCCGCGCGGCCATCGCCAACTGGACCACCAGCACCATGACCATCCGATACGCCGTCGGCGCCACCGAACACACCGTCGAAGCCCTCACCTGCGGCTACTCCATCGCCGAGCACGCCGAGCGGGTCGCCTATCTCGCCACCCTGGACAAATTCGCTGATTTCTCCCTCGCAGGCGGTGGAGTCATCGAGATTCGGCCAGCATCCATCGTCTCCATCGAGCACCGGGCCAGCGGTGACGGGGACGACGAACAGCCGTGACCGCCGGCCAGCTCACCCTCGGCGGCTGGGACCCCGCGTGGGACCTGGCCGCCGAGGCGGACGACGACCCTGGGGACTCCATCGACCCGCGCTGGCGAGACCTCCGCGGCCAGGGCCTCACCGCCGCACAGCTCGAACGCATCCACACCCTCGACCTGCACGGGAGCTACCTGTGACCCGTCAACGCCCCACCGCCCGCGAACTCCTCACCCCCACCTCCGAGAAGCTCCTCGCCACCGTGTACGCCGGCCAGGTCCGCGCCGTCGTCATCGAACGCACCCTCCGTCGCATGGCCCAGGCCGACCAGCGCATGCTGCAGGGCAGTCAGCGGAGGCACACCTGATGCCCCGGAACCTCGCCCACCCGCTCACCGGTAGCGAACTCGACGCGCTCCGCCTCGCCGCCTCGGGCTACACCAGTCGGCAGATCGCCACCCGGCTCGGCACCACCGAGACGGGCATCCACCTCCGGCTGAAGTCCGCGGCCACCAAACTCGGCGCCCGCTCCCGCACTCACGCCGTCGTCACCGCACTCCGCCTCGCCCTCATTCGCTTCGACGACCTCGACCTCCCCGACCAGCACGCCGCCTGACCGCACCAGCAAGGAGCACGCCCATGGACGCATCCGCCGCATGCATCGTCTGCGCCCGCGAGTTGTACGACACCGAGGTGCAGACCTGCCGACTCTGCGCCGAGAGGGTCGCCAGCGACCTCCGCGCCCTCGCCGGACCCGACGGCCTGTACGCCCGCCTCGCGGACTCGCTGGCCCCCGGCAGCGGCTCCGGCGGGCCCGCGGTGTCCGGGAGTCGCACAGCGCCGCTCCCGGTCCGTCTCGGCCCCCTGAGCCTCGCGGCCCGCGGCGGCATCGTCACCGTCCTCCAGACTTGGCTCATCGACTGGCATGACCTCCTCGCCTACACGCATCCCCGCTGGGACGGTGACCTCCAGCAGCAACTCGACCAAGTCGTTGGTCGGCTCCTCAACCTGCTCCCGTGGGCCGCCGAGAACCACGGTGCCTTCGACGAGTTCGTCGGCGAGGTGGCCGGCCTTGTGCACCAGAGCCGTGCCGCGACCGGCGAAGAGAAGCCGCCCCGCCGTATAGGCGTCCAGTGCGCCTGCGGGACCACCCTCAAGGTCACCCTCGACACCGCCGGCATTCGCTGTCCCGGCTGCTCGACGCAGTACGGGCACTCCGAGGCACTCCGGCTGCCGCTCTCCGAGAGGCGGGCGGCGTGACAAAGGCCCCACCCCGGTGCGGGCTGGGCGCCGCCGCCAGCCCTGTAAAGCAGCTCGGAACGGTCATCCAAGGCCCCTGGCATATGCCATGTGTGTGACATGGGAGCGTTCCTAGGTGGTACCACCACCCCGGCCTAGGCCGTGCGATACGGTGAAATCACGCTCGATGAATTGCTCTGGGAGGGCGCGATGAGTGATCAAAATTGGACTATTGAGTCCATTCGTGACGCACTCGGCAACCCGGCTCTCGCCCAGCGCTTCCTAGGAGAGATCAACCGGGCGCCGGCCCACGAGCTGCTCACCGTCTTCGCGAAGTGGGAACGCATCGCGAAGAACCTCGACACGGCCTTCGACGAGGACGTCGTGGAGGCGGTACGGCGAGGCGAAGAGCCCCCCGGCCAGTGGATCGACGGCAGCGACCGGATCCAGCGGGCAAATGAACGATTCCACTCACATGGAGCAGCCTGACCTGGCAGTCTCTACCGTGTGTACAAGCTTCGCTACGAAGAGGCAGTCGAATCCGTCTGGGACTCCCTCCCTGACGCGGCCAGAGCCGAACTCGACGACGTCCTTCCCGTCGTCTGCAAAGACCCCTGGGGCCGCACCGAGCCGCGCAGCGAAGACGACCCCCGCGACGTCCGCCGCACCCTCACCCTGAAGCACACCACTCTCGCGCTGCTGATCATGGACGGGCCGCCCGTGCAGAGGGTCTACATTAGGCACATCGACTACCTCGGCTGAACGACAGAAGGCCCCCGCCGCGACCGCGGCGGGGGCCTTCGTGTGTCCTGCTACACCTCGGTCACCCGGTACGGCTCCGGAGGCGGCGGCAGCGGCACTCCGAGCGCTCGGCCGAGCATCGAGCGGGCCACGATCTCCCACTCCGCGTCCGGCCGGCCCGCCGGGCGCACGAACAGCATGCCGCCGTCCGCCTGGATACACGCCCAGCCGGTGAAGCCCGGCTCGGTCTCCAGCACGGACACCCGGACGCCGAACTCCGCCAGCAGCTGCACGAGCGGAGTGTTCAGCAGATAGTCCGGCGTCGGTTGAGGTTGTGGCGACTGCGTTACGCTCCCCATGGAGCCCCCATTTGCTTGGTCGGGTTTCGGAAAGGTCAGCGAGGTGCGAACTCGCTGGTCAAACAGCGGCCGGGTGGGTGCGAACCACCCGGCCGCTCATGTCTTCGAGGGAGACGAGCTAGAACCTAGCCCGCCGTAGGGCGCCCGCGCGATCTGGCCATGAAGTGATCACACAAATCCGGATCCCTTGTCGAGCACCGCTATGTCATCGCAGTTACGCGTTCTTGAAGGCGATGACCTGCAATTCCGTACAGTACGGATGGCGAGGTGACCTGCAACCATGCGCGCAAGCAAGGCGTGAACCACTTCCTTCTAATGCGTAGTTGCGCGGACTTCTGCGCAGCACATCGGGCAACCACGATGACCGAAAACGGTTGCTGCAGGCCCCCGGTTCCTCAGAGAGACGGCGAAACAGCCCGTGATCCGCACCGGGCCACCCCATTCTTGCCACTCCTCGCCCAGCCTGCGGAACAGCGCTGGCCAGAAGACCAATTGCCACAACTGTCTCCCGTCACCAGCCACTTCGTGCCCGAGTGACTCGTGAACTGCGCGACTGAACCGCCTCGCGGCGGACGCGGTTCAGTCGCAGAGCCCGCCCAGGATGTCCGAAAGAGGCCACCAGGAAACGCGGCGAGGCCCCCGCCGCGCACCGCGGCAGGGGCCTCCGTGTGCGCCCTCAGAACGTGCCCGTGCAGGCGAGGCACACCCGCGACGACTCCCAGTCCGCCAGCTGCACCGCAGCCCCCGCCGCCCGCTGGTGCACCAGCACACCCCAGCCGACGCCGGCCGCCGCAACCAGCAGCCCGAGCAGCGACCCCGACACCAGCAGCACGACGCCCGCGACCACTGCGGCCAGAGCCAGCCAGTAGCTGGCGTCAGCGGCGTCAGGCGGCGCGTACCGGGCCTTCAGCGGCGACTCCGCCGGCAGGGAGTGCCAGTAGTGCGGCAAGTCCGCGACGTTCGGGGAACCGCACTTCGGTGACGGACAGGTGATCACGCCAACCTCCAGACAAACGAGCCCAGTTGGGGAGGCGAGGCTACGGGAGAAGGGGGCGGCAGTCACCGGCGCACGGGAGCGCCCGGCGAAGGCCGAGCCGCGAGGGCGCGAAGCGGGCGCACGGAAAGGCCCCCGACCTCCAGGTCGGGGGCAGTGAGGCTGGTGGGTCAGAGTTCGGTCGTGACGAACGGTGCGGGCAGCTTCGGCAGGTCGACGTCGAAGGCCTGGGCCAGCAGGTAGCGGGCCACGGTGTCGTACTCCAGCTCACTGCGGCCGACCGGCATCTCCAGCCGCACCTGGCCGCTCTTGCGCACTGCAACCGCGCCGAAGAAACCGGCATCGGTGATCGTGCTGTCGACGACCTCGACACCGGTCTCGGCGAGCAGAGTGTCGAGCGGGGCATCGAGCAGGTGGTCGGGGGAGACCGTAGGCGCTACGCTCATGGGCAGACCTTCTCTCTGGCGAGTGATGGTTGGAGATCAGCGGCTGGCACCGCTGGTCGAACAGGCCGGGCGTCGCAAGCGCCCGGCCGTTCGCGTTACTGCGGGACAATCGGCGTGCGGTACAGGCGGAGGCAGAGGTTGCCGGGCTCTACGAGGGTCTGGACGTTCAGCACTCCACCGTGCTCGTCGAGCGTCCGGCGGAGGGTGACCATAACGGGCACCTCTTGGGAGATCTGCAAGGCCAGCACCTCGGTGCTTGTCGGCGGCCGTACCGTCACCTGATCGACGACCTCCACTGGGGATTCCACCTCGCCGGCGAGGCGTCGGTACGTGGTCACGATCCGCACGGGGCGGTCGTCAACGCGAAGCACCTGTTCCTGCCGTCGGACCACCTCGCGGTCCGACGCTCCGAGGGCTCGCGCCACACTGCGCGGGGGGAACCGCTCGTCGTTCGAGATCTGCTCAAAAATCTCGTGCTCGGGATCGCCAAGGTGCTCTGGTGCCGGAGAGGTGACGTAGACGGCCGACCCATTGCGCCCGACGGCGAACCCCTCCTCCTTGAGGATGCGCAGGCCGCGCTGCACCGTGACGTTGGAGGTCTGGTACTGGGCGCACAAGTCGCGTGTGGAGGGTAGCCGGGTCCCGGCTGGCATGTCGCCAGACATGATCAGTGGTCGAATGTCAGCTGCCATACGCTGAGCGACGCTGCGACCGTCCTTCGCCACGGGGGTGAACTGGGGACGGAGCGGCTCTGTACGGGCTGCAGGCAGTAATGCCAGTACTGCTGAGGTGTTGTGAGCGTGGTTGTGGAGTGGCTGCTCGTTGCGGATGGCTTCGATCTCAGCCTCAGCAGCCTCCTGCCTGCTGTCGAACCACTCGAAATCCCGGGTTGCAACGTCTCCCCACCAGGACTTCTCGGCAGCATGATCCCTCATTCGGGCTTTCGGCTCGCTGCTGATGCCGACATAGAGCAGGCGGTCGTCGGTGTCGAACAAGCGGTAGAGCGCAGTGCGCTCCGGATTGGCGGGCATGCGATCCCTTCGGTGTGCTGACTGTCACACATCGACTACGGAGAACCGTAGCGCTCTAGAGCAATCAGGGCTAGTCCCCGATACAAAAGTCGGCAAGGCGTGCGTTGACCAGTGCCGATGTAGAGCGGGTAGCGTTGCTCTAGATGAATCCGTCCCGAAGGAGAGCCCGTGTCACCCAAGTCCGGCGAGCCGCACAAGTATCGGGGGGTCGCCGATGACCTGCGTAAGCGGATCAATGCCGGCGAGTTCGAGGAACAGCGCAAGCTGCCGGGCGAGAGGGAGCTGCGCGCCCGCTACGACGTCTCACTGATGACAGTCCGGCAGGCGCTCGGTGTGTTGCGCGATGAAGGGCTCATCGAGGCCCGTCAGGGGTCGGGATGGTTCCTGGCCGAGTGGCGCCCCATTGTCCGCAACGCCCTCAAGCGGCTCTACCCCGAACAGTGGGGCGCAGCCCGCTCGATGTGGGACGTGGACGTCGAAGGGCGCAAGTGGAAGGTTGTCGAGCCGCAGGTGGACTTCCCATCCATCCCTGACGATGTTGCGCGCGTACTCGGTCTGGAACCGGGGACTAAAGCGTGGCGCCGCGACCGGAAGTACGTTGTCGATGCCGTGCCCGTCATGAGGGCGACGTCGTACATCCCTGACGAGTTCGCACGCGATACGCGGATCACCGAGGTGGACACGGGGGAGGGTGGGATTTATGCCCGCCTGGAGGAAGCTGGCCACAAGCCTGTGCAGTTCCGCGAGCAGATCCGCTGCCGTTTGGCGACCCCCGCAGAAGTGGATGACCTGCACCTGTCGGCTGGCGCCCCGGTGGTTGAGCAGCACCGCATCGCGATGCGGGAGGACGGACGCGTAGTTGAGTTCAACCGAATGGTTCTGGACGCGTCTCGATTCCTTCTGGTGTACGACTTCTCTGGCTGACCTGCGGGTTTAGCCCTCGCCCTTACTGGGCGGGGGCTTTTTGTGTGCCTCAAAATAGCTACATGCGCTCTAGAGTACTTGTGTCGCTCTAGAGCGTGTGCTTTTCTCTTGGTGTCCGCCCCAGTCGACCGCAGGGGAGCACCCAGTGACATCCGCTTCTGTCGCCCCTCCGGGCGACTTCCTGACCACCGGCCAGGTCGCACGCCGCATCGGCAGTACGCCGCAGCACGTGCGCCGGCTCATCACTTCCGGCCGATTGGCCGCCATCGACATCGCCACCGGCACGGAGCGCCCGCGCTTCCGCGTCGCCGAGACCGCTGTTGCCGCCTACCTGCGCGCCGCCGAGGTCAAGCCCGGAGACGGCGCGACCGGCGCCCTCCGAGTTCCCGAGTCCGTCCTGAAATCGACGGCACCCACCCAGGAGGCGGCATGACCAGCCAGACCCTTTTCCCCACCGTCCCGCTTCCGCAGCTGGCCGTCGAAGCGATGCGCCGCCTGGAGCTGGCGCTCGCCGACCAGGCCGTCGCGAACTTCGACAACCATGGCAGCCTCTGGGGCTTCGACACGGTCGAGGACGCCGAAAGGGCGATCGACTGGGAGCGGGTGACCGGTACCGCCATCGACGAGTGGGAGACCGTCGACCGCGACGGCCAGCCGCTCCGCGTCGTCCGCCTCGCCGACCCGACGTTCCTCGACACGATCTGCGTCTTCTCGGCCTGGCGCCGGGACCAGTGGGGCCCGCGGTGACCGCCCCCGCCCGTCCCGCCGCGACGCAGCCGGGCCTGTCTGAGGCCGACCGCCTGGCCCACGACCTCTCGACCTTCGTCCGCGCCTCCGAGCACGAGAAGACGAAGGACCCGCTGCCGACCCGCCCGCGCGGCGGTCACCCGCAGGCCGCCCGATGACCCCCGCTGAAGTCGGGCTCGCGCACCGGGCCCTGGCGGAGCAGACCCGCCAGCGCATCGCCGCCGCGAAGGACGCCGCCAAGGCCACCGACGCCGCCGCCCGTCAGATCGCTGCCCAGCAGCACTGACCGCCTAGTCCGGCCGCGGGCAGCACCACCCCCCGCCAGCTGCCCGCGGCCACCCACCCCATCTCAGTCCCACCTGACCAGTGAGGAACACCGTCATGCCCAAGTTCACCCTGATCACCTGCGCCCGTTCCGACCGCGAGACCGCCGATGCGACCGCCCGGGCCCGTCTGATCGCCGACTGGCTGGCAGCCTCCGGCAAGGGCGACGTGATCGCAGCCGCCCGCATCGAGTGGGAGGCCGGCGAGTACGACCCGGCCCTCGCTGACGAGATCGCCGCCCTCCACAGCACCCCCGCCGCCGCCTGATGGCCAAGGTCGAGATCGTCAGCTTCGGCTTCCTGCACGGGGATGCACCGGAGGCGGACATCACCCTCGACTTGCGCCGGGCGTTCCGTGACCCGCACGTCGATCCGCGGCTGCGGGAACTGGCCGGCCGGGACCGGCTGGTGCAGCGGGCCGTGCTCCGCACCGCGGGGATCCGTCGGCTGCTGCAGGCGACGACCCGGCAGGTGCAGGCCTACGCGGCTGGCCCGTCCGGCGACCGGATCGTCATCGGTTCCGGCTGCGCGGGCGGCAGGCACCGCTCGGTCGTGGTCGCCGACCGGCTCGCCCGACGGCTTCGACGCCGCGGCCACACCGTCACCGTCACCCACCGCGACATCAGTCGCCCCGTCGTGCAGCGCTAACCCAGCCCAGCCGAAACGCCCAGCCCCGGCCCGGCCGTGAGGGTGCCGGATCGAATCCGGCCCGGGGCGCCGGCCGCTTCCCTGCGGCCCGCTCACCGCACCAACCACAGACAGGAGTCCAGCTATGACGAACATCGGTGACCCGGGTTACGAGCGCGAGCTGAAGTCGGCGCTTGAGGTGGCTGACGCGCTGCGCGAGGCCACCCAGCCCAACTGCCCCCAGTCCGGCAGTAGCGGCCCGGCCACGACGCACGACGCCGCCACCAACTCCACCACCACGGTCCACGGCGACCACCACGGCGTCACCGGCGGCACGCACCACGGCGACCAGTACTTCCACTACAAGCGCTGACACGGATCGGGGCGGCCGACTCACTGCCAGGCGACCGGCCGCCCCTCTCCACCCCAGACCCGCTACGAGACCAGGGAGCTTCCATCATGACCGATGCCGCCGCCACCTTCGCCGCCGTGTTCGTCGCCCTGTACGTCGCTCACAGCGTGGGTGACCACTGGGTGCAGACCTCGCACCAGTCTCTGACGAAGGGGCGCCCTGGCTGGGTCGGCCGGCTCGCGGACGCCCGGCACGTCGCCACCCTGACCCTCACCAAGCTCACCGTCTTACTGGTGGCCGCCTGGGTGCTGGGGCTGCGGCTGTCGGTGCTCGGTGTTGTCGCCGGGCTCACCCTTGACGCGATCACGCACTGGTGGGCCGACCGGCGCACCACGCTGGCCCGGCTCGCCGAGGTGCTGGGGCTGGGCGGCTTCTACCGGCTCGGTGCCCCGCGCGCCGGCCACGACGACAACCCCAACCTCGGCACCGGCGCCTACGCGCTCGACCAGTCCTTCCACCACCTGTGGCTGCTGATCGCCGCGCTCGTCATCACCACTGTCTGAACCTGCCCACCCATCACTTATGAAGAGGTCTTCTGTGAACCACATCATCGCTGTGAAGCCGTGGGACTCCCGCCGCCCTGAGCAGTTCGACTGGTCCTGCTCCTGCGGGCGCCGGGCCTCCATGCCGTCGGACTCCCGCGCATTGGCCGAGGCTGACGCGCTGCGGCACACCCCGTCGCAGAACACGGTCACGCGCTACGACCACCGCTGACCGGCTGCCCGCGGCGTCCGGCCCGCCCGGGCGCCAAGGAGAACTGGCGCAGCAACCCCCACCAACTACCTGACCTGTGAGGTCGTCATGCTCCGCATCATCGCCGTCGCCCTGCTGGGCCTGTACCTGATCGCGATCGGTCTGTGGCCGCCGGCCGCGGCCCCGATCGCCGCCGCACTCACCGGCGCGGCTGTGCTCGTCGGCCTCGTCCCGGGCCCGATCTGGCTCGGGCTCGGAGCCATCGCCTGGCACCGCAACCGGAAGGCGGTCGCCTGATGGCTCGGGACGAGGCGCACGGCGCCCGTACCGACGACAGCCGGCGACCCCAGGGCACCGCGCCCGCCGGCACCAGCACCCCCGGCGACCGCCTCGTTCAGGGCCGCACCCCGAGCACCACCAACGACCACATCCGCCGGCGCCCCCGCGTCAAGGCGAGCTGAACCCGAGAGGACACCGATCACCGTGAGCAGCTGGTTCGAGGAGCGTCGCGCCGACAAGGCCGCCGACGCCGAACAGCAGCGCCTGAACGAGGAGCACCGGGCCAAGCTGCGCCGCGACGAGCGCCGCAAGGACCGCGACGAGAAGCGCGCCGACGACGCCCAGAAGCGCCGCGACCGCGCCCAGCGTCGAGCCGCGCGCACCGCCCGCCGCGAAAAGGCGCTGACGCCAGGCAACGTGTACCGCAAGGGCACGCTGGGCCTGGTCACCATGTCGGCCCTGGCCTCCTTGCCCGCTCAGATCATCCACTTCGTTTCGATCTACTGGATGCTGTTCCCGATCGGCCCCGCCGTCGAGGGCGCAGCCTGGGTCATGGCCGCCGGTGTCGCCTACGCCGACGAGCGCAAGCTCCCCGTCTGGGTGCGCTGGTTGCTGCGCGTCCTGTCGCTGGCCGCGGCCGGGTTCGCCGCCCACATCAACTACCAGTACGGCCTCAGCCTCACCGAGCACGGCGTCAGCGCAGACAACGCCCGCGTCGCCGGTCTCGGCCTCGCCGCAGTCACCCTCGGCGGGCCGCTGTTCTTCGAGGTTCGTCAGTGGGTGCTGACCCTGTCCGCCGCGGTCACCGACCCGAAGAGGCGGGCCGAGGAGAAGGCGCGGGCCAAGCACGAGAAGGGCCGCCGCCGGAAGTTCAAGGCCGTCGCCGACCGACAGAAGCAGCTGCTCCTCGCCGCCCCGTTCAACACCCTTAAGCCGGAGGACGCGTGGGCCCGTGCATGGTGGGACGTCGAGGGTGCGCCGCTGGGCATGACCGCCAGTGTCATCGCCGACCGGCTCGACGCCGAGGCCGACGTTTCCGCCGTCCTCGCCCACGCCGAGCAGTCCCCGGAGCGGGTCGCCGTCGAGCTTCTCCTCGCCGACTTGTTCGGCCCCAACGGCGGCGACGGAGGCTCCTCCGGAACCTCTACCGGCAAGCCCGGCGACGGGCCGCGTGGAGGCACCCCCAAAGCCCGCACAGCCCTTGGGGGTAAAGGGAAAGGCCCGGTTTCGGATACGGCCGAGACGGAGCCGGAGAAGCCACTTGCTGAGGCCGATCTGGAAGCGGTGAGGAAGCTCGCCGAAGCCCTCGGTGGAGCCCACCGCCTGTCCGCCCGCAACGTCCGGGAGACCGTCGGCTGCCGCAACGACTATGCCATCCGACTGCGCGACGCCATCCGCGCTGAGGAGAACGACTGACCCGTCACGGCCACCCACACCTACAACCCGCCCGCGCGCCGCGGGGTGCGCACCAAGGGCGACGTGAAGTACTCCGCCGGCGCCCGCCGCCAGGCCTCCGTCGCAGCCAAGACCAACCGCCCGAACGCCGACTAATCCCGCCCACCCGAGGAGCTCACACCATGTCCAGCCAGATGCTCGAACCCAACATCACCTACAAGGTCACGATGCGAGTCGGGGACCGGTCCCGCCGCATCGAGCAGGACCACTACCTCGCCTACCGCTCGCCCGACGGCCGCCCCCACAGCGTCGACGACGTGCTGCTCGAACTGCGCCGTGCATGCGCCCAGGCGATGGGCGTCCACGTCAGCGACACCTACGTCGTCAATTGCCGCTTCAGCCGCACCTGACCAATCCGAGACGCCGAGAGGAGGACCCGCCATGGCCATGCCGCTCCCCGACGAACACGCGACACTGACGCTCGTCCCGCCGATCGAGTCGGCCCCCGTCTTCAAGGACGAGCCGACGGTCCGGAAGCCGATCGAGTCGGTGCGCAAGGTCGCCGAGACCACCAACCGCGTCGCCCAGCTGGCGCTGCTGCCGCACACCTTCCGCGGCTACCGAGAGCTTGGCCGGCGGTGGCTCGACCGGTACCACAACCACTACCCGCAGTTGATCGCCTCCGCCGACCGGGCCGTCCGCGAGGCCGCCGGGGACGTCCACGGAGAAGCACAGGCGAAGAAGCTCGCCGACGGCTACCGGGCCGATTATCGGCAGCACCGGAAGACCTTCCTGACTCGGACCGCGGGCGTCGCCGGCGCGGTCGGTGGGGGACTCGGTATCGGCGTCGCCACCGGCAGCCTGTGGCTCGACTTGCTCGCCGGGCTGGGCGCCTTCGGCCTCGGCGCGTTCCACGGCCGGGACCGCAGCGCCAGCGTCGAGGGAACCGGTGATCTGCTGGCGCCCTACGGGCTGCAGGACTCCGACTTGGTTCTAAGGGACCACGGTCAGATCCTCGGCGAAGCTGACCTCGTCACGGCCCTGATCAAGGCCGGCATCGTCACCGAAGCGCAGCGTAGCGAGACCCGCCTCGTCGGCATCATCCAGTCCGCCGGACCCGGATGGACCGCCACCGTCGAACTGCCCGGCGGCATGAAGGCCTCCACCGCCATCTCCCGTGCCGAGGAACTCGCCTCCGCCCTGCGGGTGAAGAAGTCGCAGGTCGAGATGCGTGCGGACCTCTCGGAGGACGGCCACGAGGGACGCTTCGTGCTGTGGGTGGCGAACGAAGCCAACCCCTACGGCACCAACAAGGTGCCGTCGCCCCTGCTCACTCATCAGGTGTGGAACTTCTGGAGGGACGGCGTCCCGCTGGGCACCGACGCCCGCGGAGGCCGTCATGCCCTGGAGCTGGTCTGGTGCTCGATCCTGCTGGGAGGCCTGCCCGACTACGGCAAAAGCTTCCTGGCCCGTCTCGTGGCGGCCGCCGCCGCGCTCGACCCGCACATGACCGTCCACGTCGCGACCGGGAAGGCCGGGCCCGACTGGGTCGGCACGAAGCAGTTCGCCCACTCCTACGTCGCCGGCAACACCCCCGAGAAGATCCTCGCCTTCTTCGACCTGCTCAACGAGCTGATCGCCGACATGCAAGAGATCGGTCAGCGTCTGGAGGACCTCTCCGAGGAGCACCCGGAGCGCTGCCCCGAGGGCAAGCTCACCCCGGAGCTGGCGAAGGAGTGGAAGCGCGGCCTGACGCTGCTGATCGTGGACGAGCTGCAGGAGCTGCTGGATGCCGCCGCCATGATGAAGATCAAGACCGACGATGATCCCGAAGGCAAGGACAAGGGACGCAACGGCAAGGAAGTCCTCGTCGAGACCATGGCCCGCTTCGTGCGCGTCAGCCGGTACGTGGGCGGCATGGGCCTGTTCATCACCCAGCGTCCCGACGCCACCAGCGTGCCGACCCTGCTGCGCGAGGTGTGCCGCAAGCGCGCATGCTTCCGGGTCAAGGGCGCCGAGAGCTCCCGGATGGTCCTCGGTAACGACGCGGTCGCCGCCGGCGCCGCCCCGCACATGCTGCTCGACGCGCAGAAGGGCGTCGTCGTCCTCGACCAAGGCGGCGAGGAAGGCCACGTCACCCTCAAGACCGACTTCATGACGATCCCCGAGTTCCGGGAGATCTGCCTGCGCGGCCGTCAGCTGCGCATCGATGCCGGCACCCTCACCGGCTTCGCTGCCGAGCACGGCAAGACGGATACGACGGCCGCCGCGCGCAAGGTGCTGCTCGACGACTGCCTGGCCGTCCTCGAAGCGGACGGGGTCGACCGAGCCCGCACCAAGCGGCTCCTGGAGCTGCTGACCGCCTACCGGCCGGACCGGTACCAGGCGATGAGCGAGACCGATCTGCAGGCCCGACTCCGGGAGGCCGGCGCGGGCGGGACCCGCAAGCTCGGCCCGCTCGACGGCATGGCCAACCCGAACGGCTACACCCGCGAGCAGTTCACCGAAGCCCTCGACAAGTAGGGCATTCGACCCGGTCGGCCGCCGGTCGGGCCCCGGTCGATGGTCATTATGACCCGGTATGTCGCCCGGTCGGTTCGAGCGTCACCCCAGTCGTGCGACCGGGTGGCCCGTACCTCGACCACCCCACAAACCACCGCAAAAGCCGCGTCGACCGGGTCCCGACCACCCGACAGACCACCCAAAACACCTAAAAACGCACCCACTCATCGACAGGAGATCCACCATGGCCAAGACCTGGAACCCCGGCGACTCCAAGCGGTTCGCCCGCGAAGCAAAGCTCAGCACGCCCTACTACTTCGTGAACGACCTGTCCGAGCGCGCCGGCGCCTTCGAGGACCGGAAGACGTACAGCACGATCGTCTTCGACAGCCGCCAGGCGTTCACCGGCATCCCGACCGCGGGCGGCTACGGCGCCGAGACGCTCTGCCGCCGCTTCGGGCCCATCTACGACCAGCCGCCCGCCGGCATGCGCAACGCCGCCGACCCGGCCCCGCAGGTCGCCGGACCGCTCGGCAAGTTCCGCAAGGACAACGAGACGGGCCGCGTGGACGAGGCCGAGGTCAAGGCGCTGGAGGCTCTCCTTCGCGTCAGGAACAACCCCAGGTTCAGCCACCTCTTCAAGTAACCCCGCCGACCGAAGGAGACCACCATGGCCGACTACAGCAACCCGAACACCAAGCTCACCGCCCGCAGTTACGCGTGGAGCGCCACCCTCACGCGCGGCCCCCTGAAGCACGGAAAGAACGCGGCCCAGGACCGCACTGGGAGCTACACCCCGCCGGCCGGCGCCACCGTCGGCACCCTCCTCGACGGGATCCGCACCATGCACGCACGGGAGTGCGGCATCCCCGTCGCAGAAGTCGTCCTCGTGCGCTACTCGCTGCACGAGAAGTGACCCAGCCGGGGCGCCCCTCGAATGCCTGCAAGCGACCAGGGGCGCCCCGCCACCAACCACACGTCACCGCGCAGAAGGCGACCCCAACATGACCACGACCATCGCCCCGGCCGCAACCCGGCCAGCCACGCTCACACTCGACGACCGGCTCGCCCTCGCCTCCCTCGACATGGACGACCGGCTCAACAAGGCCGGCGTAGCCGTCGACATCAACACCGCCCACATCGACATCGACGCCGGGCTCCCCGCCGCGCCGCCGCCGCAGACCGTCGAGCCCAACCCGCACAGCACGCCGATCGCCCAGCTCCTGCACCGGGCCCGCGTCCGCCTCCAGGCCGACGGCTGGTGCCGCGGGGCGCTCCGCGAAGACGGTCGGCGATGCGCCATCGGCGCCATCCGCATCGAAGCCGCCACTCGCAGCCAGGCCGACGACGCCAGCGCGCTCCTCCTCGAAGTCGTGCGGCGGGACTTCGGCGGCGACACCGTCCCCAGCTGGAACGACAGCCAAAACAGTCCGCGGCCCGTACTCCTCGCACTCGACCGCACCGCCCAGCTCGCCCACAACCGCAACCTCTGAAGGAGACAGCCATGACCGACTACAGCAACCCGAACACCCGCCTCACCGCTCCCGCCTACGCATGGAGCGTCACACTCACCCGCGGTCCCCTGAAGAACGGGATCAACCCATCGCGGGACTGCACCGGCAGCTACGCCGCGCAGCCCGGCGACACCGTCGGCACGCTCCTCGATGGGATCAAGACCTGGTACTCGCGGCAGTACAACGTCCCGCTCCAGGACGTCGTCCTCGTGCGCTACTCGCTGCGCGAGAAGTGAGGGCAGCAATGGGCACAGCCGGGGCGCCTTCTACTCCAACTTCGCCACCCTGGACGAGCTGTTCTTCGCCAGCATCAGTGGCATGCCGTCCACCCGGTCCGCGCTCACCATCAGCAACCTCGGCCAGCACCTCGCCCACACCCTCGGTGGCAGCGAATGGCGCGAGCTGGCCCCGCTGTTCGGCGGCGCCTTCGCCGACGTCGCCAGCATCCCGCCCCGCGAAGCCGGCCGCATCGGTGACCTGCTGCACAAGGCCGCCGGCCACCGCCTCATGCCCCGCGAGTGGGCCGGTCTCGCCACCGAGATCGGCAACGCCGCACACCAGGCGGCCCGCGCTCGCAAGACCTGGGAGTGGAGCTGATGCGTGTGAGGTAGTTGAGGACTTGACAGGAGGGAGCCACCGAAGCCATCGTGTGCTCAGATAGCCTTCGTGCGCTTTGAGGCCCGCCGTCTTGATGGGCCTCTCGCCATTTCTCCGGGAGGTGAGCGATGCCTCCCGGCTACGTCTCCGCCGCGGATGCCGCCTACTACGCAGGCGTGCCCGTCGGCACCATCTGGCGTTGGGCATCCGAAGGCCGCATCGGGAAGACAGGCCGCGGCAAAGCCGCTGGCTACTGCGTGTGGGACCTGCCCAAGGGGCGACGAGACGAGCACACACGGGAGCTTCTGGAGCCCGGTGCGGCACCGCCACTGCCGAGTGGAGCCAAGGCCGCCTGATCATCCCGCCACCTATCCCCGTTTCGGGCGGCGGGACTTGAACATCACGACCCTGCTACAGCCGTAGCCTGCCCCCTGGTTCAGGCGCATGATGCTCACCCAGCATCAGACGCCCGAGGGGGACACGTGTTCAGACGAGACCCGGACAAGGCCGCCCAGCGCAAGGCCGAGAGAGACGACCTGAAAGCCTGGCGGAACGCGCACCCAGCCGAGAAGACAATGAACACCGCCGCACTCATGCGACCATGGCCGTCCTCCAAGCAAGGGCAGACCAGCCTCGGCCCGATCGCAGGAGCCCACGCCGAGTTCGTCTACGCAGGCGCGAGGAAGGCGTGGACGGCAACCCGCCTCGCCGGTGGCGTCCTCAGCGGGGGCATGACGCTTGCCGCCGGCCGGAAGAACAAGGGCGCCGCCGTAATCAACCTCACCTTCGCCAACGGCGCCGCGCAGACGTACAACGTGACCGGAGAGAGTGCCACGCTGCGGGCCGCGAACCAGTACGTGACCGCGTTCAATGCGCTCGCCGAGCAGCTAGCCGCCGAGGCCGAACAGGAGTAGTCGGACGCCGTCGTGGTCCTCGGCTCATCCACTATGCCCTCACCCACATGCGCGCCGAAGCCGCACGCGACGACGACTGACACACGGAAGGCGTGCGCCCATGGAGTTGGTCAGCGAGAAGTTTGAAGCAACGCTGAGGGCTCGGTACGGCATCGGCGAACCCGAGCCGCCCATCGGATATGCGGTGATCGCTATCACTGAGGGCGGGCACGTCATCGAACTCGGGGTAGCCACACACGTCGAGCGCAGCGAGGACGGGATGGTGATCACCTGCGTCCGCTGGCCTGACGAGCCGTGAGCGGCGGCTGGCAGGGCTCGGACCGCAAGGCCCGGCTCCCGAAGGGCTGGCAGCAGATCCGCGCGCGCGTTCTCGCCCGAGACCCGATCTGCAAGCTGTGCGGCGTCCGACCCAGCACCCACTGCGACCACGTCCAGGCGAAGACCGATGAGCACGCCGAGGATCGGCTGCAAGGTGTCTGCGCTACCTGCCACGGGCTCAAGTCCAGCCGGGAAGGAAACGCTGCACCGCGGCCGGCTGACGGGCGTAGGCGCCCGCCCGAGCAACACCCCGGACTGCTGGGGTAGACGTACACCAGCCCGCGCCACGGCAGCCACCGCAAGGAGGCGACACGTCATGGCACGAGGACGACAGGGCAACGGCGGACGCAAAGGCGGAGGCAACGCCCAGACCCTGCGCGACTACTGGACCCACGGAGCTGGCGCGGCCAAGATCCGATGGGGCAGTCCGGGAGACTTCAACCGGTGCGTGCGCCAGGTGTCCAAGTACATGGGCCCGCGGGCCAAGGGCTACTGCGCGCTCAGGCACAAGGCGGCGACCGGCATGTGGACCAGCCAGCACGCCAAGGCCCTGCGAGGCGGACGGTCCAAGGGGCGGTAGCCGGCCAGCCACCCGAGGGTGCCGAGGGAGGCGAGCATGGACGTCTCCCAGGTGCGGCAGCGCGTGCAGGCCATAGCGGACTCGGTCGACGACCCTGAAGCCGCTCACACGCTCGAAGATGATCTCTTGGTTGAGGCACTGAAGATCATCGAGCGAGAGTACAGGTGATCATTCCAGGGTCCTGGCCGGCGCTGCCCTGGAGGCCAGGAAGATCAAGTTCGAGCGCTGGCACTCATGATCACCCTGGGGGCCTAGCCCCCTCCCCCCGGTCTCCAGGGATCGGGGCCGTATAGCACCTGACTGTCTGTACGGGTTTCCATGGGCCCCGGCCCGTTAGATCACACACCGTGACTGCGCTCGTCCTGGAGGCGGCGCGGCTGGCGCAACGCATCTGCCCCGCGCGCCCTGGCGGCGTGCCTGACCCTGGAGGTCGTCATGGGCACTCGTGGACCCATACCGGAGCGCTCCGAAGCGCGCCGCCGACGCAACAAGGACGACGGGCCGAAGCTGGCCAAGGCCCCGTCAGGGCCGCCGGCTGATCTGCCGGACCTACCAGAGCCCGATCCGCTCTGGCATCCGATCGCCACTGACTGGTACCTGTCTCTGCAGGAGTCGGGGCAGGCGGTCTTCTACCAGCCGTCGGACTGGGCGATGGCCCGGTACGCGGCGGAGCTGATGTCCCGGGGCTTGTCGTCGGACCGGCCACCGAACGGGCAGTATGTCTCGGCGCTCGACAGCGTGATGGCCCGTCTGCTGACGACGGAGGGCGACCGGCGCCGTGCGCGGATCGAGCTGGAGCGGAAGCCTGCTGGCCCTCAGCTGGCCGCGGTGAAGCCGCTGGACGCGTACCGTGACCTCGCCGGCGGCTGACGAGCAAGTCCCCGAGGTCGTCGAGCCGTTCACGATCGGGTTCACGTGGAAGCGTGGCCCGGATGGGCGATTCGTCCTGCCGGAGTACACGCTGGGCTGGCACTGTCTGGCCTGGACGGCGACCTACCTGCAGCACTACGCCGGGGCGCCGTGGCGATACACGGCGGAGCAGGCCCGGCTGACGCTGTGGTGGTACGCGATGGACCCGGTGACGAACCGGTTCCTGTGGCGCGACGGCGTGATCCAGCGGCTGAAGGGCTGGGGCAAGGACCCGCTCATCGCTACCTGGAGCGCGTTCGAGTTCGTCGGCCCCTGTCGGTTCGGGGAGGTCGCCGACGAGGGCAACGAGTGGGGAGTGCCGGCCGGGCAGCCACTCGGGGTGCAGCATCCGGCAGCATGGGTGCAGATCGCCGCGGTGTCGCAGGATCAGACGCGGAACACGATGACGTTGTTCCCGTCGATCCTGTCGAAGCGGGCGATCGAGGAGTTCCGGATCGACCTCGGCAAGGAGATCATCTACGCCGACAAGGGCCGGGCCCGGATCGAGGCTGTGACCTCGTCGCCACGCGCCTTGGAGGGTGGCCGGCCGACGTTCGTGTCGCTGGGGGAGACGCACCACTGGGTGGAGTCAAACCAGGGCCATGAGATGGCGGCCGTGATCGAGCGCAACGCCACCAAGTCAGCGGACGGGCAAGCGCGGACGCTGGCGAACACCAACGCCTACGAGCCCGGCGAGGACAGCGTCGCCGAGCGCACGCGTGAGGCGTTCGAGTCGGCGGAGTCCGGGCGCTCGGTGGATACGGGCCTGTTCTACGACTCGCTGGAGGCTCCGGCCGAGGCGAAGCTGACCGAGGCGTGGATCGTTCCGACGCTGCGCGCGGTGCGCGGGGATTCGGTGTGGCTGGACGTGGACCGGTTGAAGGCGTCGATCCTGGACGTCCGCAACCCGCCCAGCCGTAGCCGCCGGTTCTGGTTCAACCAGATCGTGGCCGCCGAGGATGCGTTCCTAGCCCGCTACGAGTGGGATGCGAACCCGCATGAGGGCCTGGACCTGGAGGCGAGCGACGAGATCGTCTGCTTCTTCGACGGCTCCAAGAGCGACGACGCCACTGGCCTGGTCGGCTGCCGAATGTCGGACGGGCTCGTGAAGACGCTCGGCGTGTGGCAGCGGCCGGCGAACTGGCCGGAGGGCCAGCCGTGGCGGGTGCCGCGTGAAGAGGTCGACGGCGTGGTGGACCGGGTGTTCGCCGAGTACCGGCCGTTGGCGTTCTTCGCGGACCCGGGCGCCGGATTCGATGAGTCGGATGGCGAGCGCTACTGGGACGGCTACGTCGACGCGTGGGCGCAGCGGTACGGGAAGAGGCTGAAGCTGAAGGCGGTGCCCTCCGGTCATGGCCAGCATGCGGTGATGTGGGACATGCGGGACCGGCGCCGACAGCAGGCGTTCACGGAGGCCGTGGACCGCTTCTACCGCGATGTGCTGGAGCGGCAGGTGCCGCATGACGGCCACAAGGTGCTCCGGCAGCACATCTCGAATGCGCGGCGCCGCACGAACGCGTGGGGCTACACGATCGGCAAGGAACACCGCGAGTCCGCGCGGAAGATCGACCTCGCGGTGTGTGCGATCGGCGCGCGGATGCTGCGCCGCATGGTCTTGAACTCTCCGATGTGGGCGAAGCGCTCGCGGGTGCGCGGTAAGGGACGGGTGGTGGTGCTGCGGTGACGACCACGATTCCTGAGCTGCCGCTGACGATGCTGTCGGAGGACGAGCGGGATCTGCTGGAGCATCTGCGAGGCCAACTGCTGGCGGCCCGCTGGCATTACGACCTGCACGACGCGTATTTCAATGGCGAGCAGGTCGTGCGGGACCTCGGGATCTCCATTCCGCCGCAGCTGCGCGGCCTGCACACGGTGCTGGGCTGGCCCCGGATCGGTGTGACGGCACTGGAGGAGCGCCTCGACCTGGAGGCGCTGCGCTGGGCTGACGGCTCGGACAGCACCGATCTGGAGGCGGTCGCCACGGCGAACGACCTCTACGACGAGGCGAGCCTGGCGCACACGGACGCGCTGGTGTACGGCCGGGCGTATCTGACGGTGGGTTCGGGTGACTGCGGCTCGTCGGACTGCCCGCCGCTGATCTGCGTGGAGTCGCCCCGGGACATGGCGGTGCTGTGGGACGCTCGGAGCAGGGCGGTCCTCGCCGCGTTGAAGGAGGTCGAGCCGGAGGCGCTCGGTCTTCCTGCCGGCCAGCCGTCGTATGTGCTGTATCTGCCGGATCAGACGATCCAGGTGGCGCCGGACCCGACCGTCGGCTGGATCGTCTTGGAACGGGACGAGCATCAGCTCGGAATGCCGCCGGTGCTGAGGATGGCGAACCGGCAGCGAACAGCGGACCGCCTGGGACGTTCGGAGATCACGCCCGAGGTCATGTCGATCACGGATGCGGCGTGCCGGACGCTGATGGGCATGGAGGTGGCGCGGGAGTTCTTCGCGGCGCCGCAGCGGTACATCCTCGGTGCGTCCGAGAGCGCGTTCCAGGACGCGGAGGGCAACGCCAAGAGCGCCTGGGACACGTACATCGGCCGGGTGCTGGCGTTGGAGCGGGACGAGGACGGTCAGATCCCGCAGGTCGGCCAGTTCGCCGCGCACGATCCGTCCGCCTACACGAAGGTCATCGACCTGTACGCGCGGATCATGGCGACGCAGCTCGGGCTGCCACCGCACTACCTCGGGTACACCAGTGACAACCCGGCGTCGGCGGATGCGATCCGGTCGACGGAGGCTCAGCTGGTGAAGCGGGCCGAGCGCCGGCAACGCCGCTTCGGGCACGTCTGGTCGGAGGCGCTGCGGCTGGCCTTGTGGGTGCAGACGGGCGAGCCGCCAGCCAAGGATCGGGTCATCGAGCCGGTGTGGCGGAACGCCGCGACGCCGACGGTGGCCGCGTCGACGGACGCCGCGGTGAAGCTGGTGACGGCCGGCATCCTGGCGCCGGACAGCCCGGTGACGCTGCAGATGGTCGGGCTGACCGCGATGCAGCAGCAGCAGGTGCTGGCGGACAAGCAGCGTGCTGCGGGCCAGCAGGCCATGCAGAGCGTCTTGGCCCGCCTCGGTCAGATACAGGCGATCGGACAGCCGGATGCCGCAGCGAATCAGTGACCAGGCGGCGTCAGCCGCGCGGTGGAGGCTCGCGCAGCAGGGCCTGTCCCGGCTGCTCACGCAAGACATGCAGAGGCTGCGCCGGTTGATCCTGCCGTCGCAGCTGCGGTCGTCGGTGCCGGACTGGATCGCCGCGGTGAACGCGGTGGTGGACCAGTACAGCCGGGCGTCAGCGACGCTGGCCGCCGACTACTACGAGGCAGAGCGCGCGGCGGCCCGGATCGGGCAGTCGTTCACGGCGCCACTCGCTGATCCTCCGCCGCCCGATCAGGTGTCGGAGACGATGCGCTGGGCGACGGCCGATCTGTGGCCGCGCGACCCGGAGGATCCGGCGACGACGCCGGCCCAGAAGGAACCGCTGGCGGTCCGCTTGGAGCAGGCCGAGGTGAAGGCGGAGCGGGCGGCGCAGAAGCTGGCGGCCGATACGGGCCGGCAGACGGTGACGGGTGCAGCCCGGCAGGACCGGCTGGCGATCGGCTGGGCTCGTACTGCCTCGCTGGGCGCATGCGCGTTCTGCAAGATGCTCGCGACCCGCGGCATGGTCTACAAGCAGAGCACTGTGGATTTCCGGGCACACGACGGCTGCCACTGCGGCGCCATCCCGGTATTCAAGGGGCAGCGCTTCGAGCTGTCCGACCAGGCCAAGGAGTGGGAGCGGCTGTACCGGGAGTACGCCGCGCCGCACTCCGGAGACCAGCTCAGGCGATTCCGTCTGGCGCTGGCCGAGCACGGGCATCTGCCCGCCACTCACTGACCGCCAGGTGCGGTCGCGTTCTCGACGCCCCAGGAGGGCTCATCCATGTCCGAAGAGACCACCATTCAGCCCGAGACACCTGCCGGCGGGCAGCCGGAGCAGCCCGTCGAGCTGGCCGAGACCGGGCCGGAGACGCCCACCGATCCGTGGGCCGACCCGGAGCGGGCCCGCCGCGAGATCGAGAAGCTGCGGCGGGAAGCGGCCGGGCACCGGACGAAGGTCCGGGAGCTGGAGCCGCTGGCCAAGCGCGCCAAGGAGCTGGAAGACGCGCAGAAGACCGCCGAACAGCGGGCTGTCGAGGCTCAGCAGGCAGCTGAGAAGCGAGCGGCGGCTGCGGCAACCCGGGCGGTGCGCGCCGAGGTGCGTGCCCTCGCCGCTGACGGTTTCGCCGACCCGGACGACGCGGCCGGTGCTCTCGATCTGGGCTCCTACGTGGACGACTCCGGCGACATCGACATCGAGCGCATCCGGGGTGACCTGGACGACTTGCTCAAGCGCAAGCCCCACTGGGCCAAGGCTCCGGCCGGTCCGCGCCGGCCCGCACCCGATCCCGCGCAGGGTTCCTCCGGGAACCGGCGCTCCCAGACGACTCCCGCCGACGCGTTCGCCGGGTTCCTGAGCGATGCCCTGAAGGGGCGTCACTGAAAGAGGTAGATCATGGCCACCACGGCACCGGTTACTCTTCCCGGGCTTCCGTCCACGCTGCTGCCGCCGCAGATCACGGAGCCGATCTTCGCGCAGACGCTGGAGACCAGCGTCGTCATGCGGCTCGCGCGCCGCGTGCCGCTGGCGATGACGGCCACGACGGCGATCCCGGTCCCGCTCGACCTCCCGACCGCGGACTGGGTCAACGAGGGCGGCGTCAAGCCGCTGTCCAGCGGCGGCATCTCCGTGAAGGAGATGACGGGCAAGAAGGTCGCCACGCTCGTGCCGGTGTCGATGGAGGTCGCCACCAGCAACGCGGCGGGCCTGTACGCGCAGCTGCAGGCGGACCTGCCGCGGGCGATCGGTCGCGCCTTCGACGTGGCGGCGATCCATGGTCGGACGATGAAGGGCGGCACCGGCCCGTTCGGCGACTACCTGGCGATGACCGACAAGAGCGTCACACTGGGAACGGCCGCACAGAACAAGGGCGGCATCTACGCCGACCTCGTCAACGGCATGGCCGCCGTCACGGAGGACGACTTCGACTTCAACGGCTTCGCCGCCGACAAGCGCCTCAAGCCGCAGCTCCTGCTGGCCACGGACACGATGGGCCGCCCCATCTTCGTCGACACGACCACGGGCGGCACCGACGCGGCCGGCAACGGCACGCTGGTCGGCGAGCCGCTGGCCTACGGCTCTGGCGTCTCCGGTAAGTACCGCCGCCAGTCCACCTCCACCGACTCGGGCCTGCGTGCGATCGGCGGCGACTGGACGCAGTGCGCCTACGGCGTCGGCATGGACATCAACGTCAAGGTCAGCACCGAGGCCACCTACGTCGACGAGGCGGGCACCGTCCACTCCGCCTTCCAGGAGAACCTCGTCCTCCTCCTCGTCGAGGCGTACTTCGGCTTCGTCATGGGCGATGAGAAGGCGTTCGTCAAGTACGTCTCCAGCGGCGCCACTTCGTGAGTCCGCGACGCCCCGCCGCCAAGGGTGGCACGCAGACGGCCAGCCGGCTGCGGATCGTGGCCCGGCTGCATGGCTACCCGCCGGGCCACAATGCCGGGGCGGAGTGGATGGCGCACGGCATGCTGCGCGCGCTGGCCGCCCGCGGGCACGACGTGTCGGTGTGGGTATCCCGGTACGGCGCCGAGCGCGAGGTGTACGACCTCGACGGTGTGCGCGTGGTGCCGCTGCAGGCCCGCCAGGACTGGGGCACGGCGCTGCGTGACGCCCACGTGGTGGTCTCCCATCTGGAGAACGTGCCGGCAACTGCGGCCATGGCCCGCGGTTACAGCAAGCCCTTCGTGGCCATCTGCCACAACGGCCACCGGCAGACGTTCCGGGATGCGATGGCCGGCGAGACGGCCCTCGCGGTCTACAACAGCCAGTGGATGCGGCGGGAGGCCGAGTTGGTCCTCGCCGAGTATCCGCGGTCCGTCCGGCCGTCGCGCGAGCTGGTTGTGCGTCCGCCGGTGTTCGCTGAGGAGTACCGCACGGAGCCCGGAGACCGGATCACTCTGATCAACTGCTCGGCGGAGAAGGGCGGCCTGGTGCTGCAGAAGTTGGCCCGGCGCCTGCCGGACACCCGCTTCCTCGCGGTGCAGGGCGCCCACGGCGACCAGGTCGACATGGGCGGCCTCGACAACGTCGAGGTGCTGCCGTGCCGGCCGGGCGGTTCCGGGATGCGGGAGGTGTACGCCCGCACGCGGGTGCTGCTGATGCCGTCCTCTTACGAGTCGTGGGGCCGGGTCGGCGTCGAGGCGATGGCATCCGGGATCCCGGTCGTCGCACACCCGACACCCGGGCTCGCCGAGTCGCTGGGTGGCGCTGGCCTGTTTGCGGAGCGGTGGGACCTGGACGCCTGGGTCGCTCATCTGCAGCGGCTTTCCGACCCGGAGGAGTGGGAGCTGGCCTCCAAGCGGGCCTTGGCCAGGTCTGCCGAGCTGGATCCGACGGACGACCTGACCGCCTGGTGCGAGGCGGTGGAGGCCCTGGCCTAGGAGGCGGCGATGGCGTTCGTAGCACCGACTGCTGAGGAACTGGCCCTCTACCTGGACCTGACGGAGATCAACGGTGACCGTGCCGATCTGCTGATCAGCAAGGCTCAGTCGCTGTGCGAGACGGTGGTCAAGCCGCTCCCCGACGGGGCGGACGCGGTCGTGCTCAGCGTGGCCGGCCGCGCCTACATCAACCCGCAGCAGGTCTCCTACGAGACGATCGGCCCGATGTCGGTGCAGCGCCCCCAGGGATCCGGGGGCTTGTATCTGACGAAGGCCGACCGAACGGCGCTCAAGTCCTTGGCTGGCCTCGGCGGCGCCTTCACGATCGATCCCACCCCTGCGGATGCCACACCGTGGCCGTCCTGGCCGACGGACGGCGAGATCGGCCCTGGCATGGAGTACGAACCCGGCTGGGGGTACACCTGATGCCCGGCCCGTACCCCTTCGGGGAGACGGTGCGGATCCTGCGCACCGGCCTCTCGCCCGGCCGGGATCCGCGCGGTCAGCCGCTGCCCGGCCAGGACGAGTCGTTCGACGTGCCCGGCTGCGTCGTCACGCCCAGGGCCGAGACGCCTCAGGTCGGCGGCCCCGAGCAGCAGGGCCGGGACACTGTCATCGTCGGCTGGACCGTGTACGCGCCGGCCGGAACGGCTCTGCGTACCACGGACAAGGCGGTTGTCCGCGGCGTCACCTGTGAGATCACTGGCGAGCCCGGCGACTGGGGACGCTCCCCCTTCACCGGGACGCGCGGGCCTGTGCAGTTCGCGGCGGACCGGGTCACCGGCTAGTGGCGGGCCTGCTCGATGGCAGCGATGAGCTTCTCGGCTGCGTCGTTGCTCTTGCGGGGGATGGACAGGCTGTGCGGGTCCGAAGGGGCCGGTCTCCCTCCACGCGTCAGGCCGCCCTTCTCGCCTGCGGCGTCGCTGCCGGGCAGGAGGAATTGCACGTAGCCGTGGAACAGCCGGTTGCCGGGCTTGAACCGGGTGCCGGTGATGTCGGCGGCACGCAGCCGTGCGGGCGCCGGCCGGGATCCGGCACGTGTCTTCGTTATGGTGACCCATTCCCCGTCGAACGAGATGGTGCCGAGCACGCCCTTCACTTCCATGTCCGCCCCCTGGTGCGCGAGTTGCTGGAGGAGCTATGGCAGCACGGTTCAAGATGTCCCGTAAAGGCGTTGGTCAGCTCCTGAAGTCGGAGATGATCCGCGCGGATCTCGTGCGCCGTGCACATGAGATCGAGGGCGCAGCCGTGGCCATGTCCCCGGTCGGCGGGTCTGGCGATCCGCATCCGGGCCGGTACAAGAGCAGCTGGTCTGTGGACAGCACAGCCCGCGGCGGCCGACGCCGTGACCGGGCCGCGGCTTACGTCCGCAACGGCTCCTACTACGCCCGCTGGGTGGAGTACGGAACCGAGCGGGTGCCAGCGCGCCATGTGCTGCTGCGTGCCGCTCAGCAGGGCGGCCGGTGATGGCGTCCGTCGGCTCGGTCGATGTGGAGCTGGAGCTGATCGGCTGGCTGCAGACCCGTCTCGGCGCCGATGTGGTGGTCCGCGACGAACTCGACAATGCCCTGCTGGAGGAACTGCCGACCGTGCAGGTGCAGGTTGTGGCCGGTGACGACGACGGTTTTCGGCTCGACCGGCCCCTCGTCGACGTGGACGTCTACCACTCCACGCGTGCTGACGCCATCGCGTTGGCGGGGCAGGTGCACGCCCTGCTGCTGTCTCAACTGCGCGGCTCTGTCACCGCGCGGGCGGTCTTCGGGCTGGTTGCCACCGTCTCCCGGCCCGTCGCCCGCCCCTACGAGAACACCGCCCTCCGACGGGTGGGCGGCACCTACGAGATCTACTGCCATCCGGTCTCCTGACCGGCTGGGCCCGCGCCGGACCCCGTAATCCCGACCCCGCCTGACGCGGGGTCTTCGCACGTTGGGAGACCCTTCATGGTTCAGATCACCCGCGCGGCGGACCTCACCATCGTCGGCGCCAACGGCGGCGGCTGGGTGGCGGCTGTCGGTGCCACCGCCCCGGACTCGCCGCTGACACAGCCCGCCGCGCCGTGGGAGCCGCTCGGCGCGATCTCCGACGACGGCCTCGTCTACGGATTCGACGAGGACAGCCAGGAGTTCACCCCGTGGGGCCTCACCAGCCCGTTCCGTACCCAGATCACCAAGTCGGTGCGGACGTTCAAGGTGACGCTGTGGGAGACCGCGCGCGTCGCCGTCCAGTCGGTGATGTACCGCATCCCTGCCGCCAACCTCACCCCGGACGGTGACAGCGGCATCACCGCGTTCGCCGAGACCGCCTCCCCGACCCCGGACCGCCGCGCTTGGTGGTTCGTCGTCCTCGACGGCTCGAACGCGCGCGGCTTCTACGTCCCCAGCGGCGAGATCAGCGACCGCTCCGACGTCACGTTCAAGCAAGACGAGATGTCGGGCTACGAGATCACTGTGACCGCCTACCCCGACGAGGCCGGCAACACCGTCTACCACAGCGACATCGTCCCGGCGACGCCCGCAACCACGGGGTCCTGAGCCGGTGGGCGGGCCGCCATCCCTGGCGCGGGCCCGGCCCGCCCACCTCAATCACCTTGCCCGCGCCCTGACCGAAGGAGGCCCGCGCCGTGGCCAACAGCAACAGCAGGAAGCCGCGCACTGCGGCACGATCGGCATCTCGACCCTCCGGCCCGCGAGGGGCGTCCGAGCGGTACGTCGAGGAGCCGGAGATCAGCGAGGCGGAGGCCCAGGAAGCCGAGGCCGGCGACCAGTACGTCACCGCAGAGCTGTGCGGCGAGCAGGTGCAGATCGTCCCGCCGGCGGTCTGGCGGACGTCGTGGAGCCGCATGCTGAATCAGGGTGACCTCGACGGGTTCGCGCAGGCGGTGCTGCACCCCGACGACTACGAGCTCTACCTCGACCTCGACCCGACCATCACCGAGTTCCTGGCGTTCACGGAGGACGCGGGCCGACGGTCCGGTGAGAGCCTGGGGAAATCGCGTGGACCCGCTCCGTCGTCGAGGCGCATGCGGAGGCGGTAGAGGCGGACCTGTTCCGCTACTACAGCGGCGTCGACCTCCTCGACGTGTACCGGGGCAGTCTGTCGTGGCGGCGGCTGCGGGTCCTGATCCAGCATCTGCCGCCCGAGTCGGCGACGTGGACCGCGCTTCGCAACGCCACGCCAGACGAGGTGCTGGCCGAACAGGCAGACAGCGGCGAGCCCGAGAAGGACCGTTGGTCCAAGGTCGAGCAGTTGCTTGCGGCGGCCGTGGACCGTATCGCCCGCGTTGAGTACGTCCTCGTCTGCGCCAACACCGACAAGAAGGCGCGGCGGCCCGATCCGCCCGAGCCGATCCGCCGGCCGGGCGCCCGACCCCCGCGCCCCAAGGCGACGCTGACTGACGAGGGCGCCGACTTCCTGTTCAACCTGATCAACGGAGGCGCCGCGTAGCGCCGCGGAGGGAGGCTCCGTGGCCATCAGCGTCGGATCCGTCGAAGTCGACGTCATCCCGAACACGCAGGGCATCTACAACCGGCTACGTGACGGCATCGTCCCCGCTGCAACGCGGGCCGGGGACGAGGCAGGGCAGGCAGCCGGGCGGGCGTTCGGGCCCGCGATGCAGGGAGCCGTCGGTGACGCCGTCGGCTCCCGCATCGGCCAGCAGATCGGGCGGCAGATCGCAGCCCGGATCTCGGCGTCGGTCCGGGACTCCCTGCGCGACGGCGTCACCCAGGGCGGTCGCGTTGCCCGGCCGGCAGCCACCCGGCAAGGCGACGACGCCGGCGGCGCGTTCTCCCGGGCGATGAAGGCCCGGCTGGAAGCCGCGTTCAGGTCCCTCCCGAAGGCTGATGTCCGCCTGTCCGACACCGGCTTCGACGCTGACATGGCTCGCCTCAGGGCCCGCCTGGAGACCCTCTCCGGGAAACGCATCGGCATCGACGTCGATGCGGGTGTCGCCCTGGCAGAGATCACCGACATCGAGGAGCGGCTGAAGCGGCTCGGTGCCCAGCACCCGAACGTCCAGGTACGCGCCGACACTGCTGCCGCACTCGCGCAGCTGGCCGCGCTGCGCGCCGAGGTCGACGCCGTGGACGGCAAGAACGTCGACATCGACGCCAGTGCCGCCCAGGCCAGCCTCGGCGGCCTGACGGCGGCGGCGATCGCACTCGGTCCTGCGATCCTCCCGGTCCTTCCGGTGATCGCAGCGGGTCTCGGCTCGATCGCCGCTGCGGCAGCAGCCGCGGGCGCCGGCATCGGCGGTATCGCCCTCGTCGCCGTTCCGGCGGTCAAGCAGATCGCCGGGGTGCTGCAGGCGCAGAAGGCAGCTCAGGACGCGGCGACCAACGCCACCTACCAGGCTGGTCAGGCGTCGTCTCAGGCGGCATCGAGGGCCCTGCAGATGGCGTCCGCGCAGCAGCAGTTGGCCACGGCCGAGCGCAACGGTGCCCGGCAGATCGCGCAAGCGCAGCAGCAGGTCGCGCAGGCCAAGCAGTCTCTCGCTGATGCAATCCAGCAGGCTGCGCAGCGCACCAAGCAGGCCGAGCAGCAGGTCGAGGACGCCGAGCGGTCTCTCGCCCAGGCGCAGAAGGATGAGAAGCAGGCCCAGCTGGACCTGACCGCGGCCCGGAAGGAAGCCGCCCGCCAGCTGGAGGACATGAACAACCAGCTGGCCGACTCCCAGCTCAGTCTGCGGGACGCGCAGTTGCAGGTCCAGGAGGCGAAGCAGAACCTCGACGCCACGCTGATGGATCCGAAGGCGTCACAGCTTCAGCGGCAGGAGGCTCAGCTCACCTACGACCAGGCCACCCAGCACCTCAAGGAGCAGCAGGTTGAGGTCAAGCGCCTGCAGTCCGACACGGCTGATGCCAACAAGGCCGGCGTCGACGGCTCGAAGACCGTCCAGGCGGCGCAAGACCAGCTGGCGCAGGCGCAGCAGAACGTCGCCGACCGCACCCGGGCGCTGAAGGACGCCCAGGACGCGCAGGCACAGACGGCGCAGCAGAACTCCCAGCAGATCGCGCAGGCGCAGCAGCGTCTCGCGGATGCTCAGGCGAACGTGGCGGTCACGCAGCAGACTGCTGCTGACTCGATCGCCTCAGCGCAGCGTCAGATCCAGCAGGCGTCGCTGGCCGCGGCCGGGGGCGTGGATCAGGCCGCGACCGCGCAGGCCAAGTACCGTGCTGAGTTGGCCAAGCTGTCTCCGGCAGCGCGTGCCACGCTCACCGCGTTCACGGGACTGCGGACCGCGTTCGATGCCTGGTCGCGTTCGCTGCAGCCGGCCGTGATGCCCATCTTCACCCGCGCGCTGGTGGGCCTGAGGAACGCTCTGCCGACGCTGACGCCGTTCGTCCTCGCCGCGGCGAGCGCCATCAAGCAGCTGCAGGACCGGGCATCGGCGCAGCTGAAGACGCCGTTCTGGCAGGGCTTCCGGCAGGATCTGCAGACCAGCGTGGGCCCGGCTATCACAGGCTTTGGTGTTGCGTTCGGCAACGTCATCAAGGGCATGGCTGGGGTGGTCGACGCCTTCCTGCCGCACATGGAGGGCATCTCCGCCGCCATGCAGCGGATCACCGGAAGGTTCGCCGCCTGGGGTGCGGGACTGAAGGGATCGCCCGCCTTCGAGAACTTCCTCAGCTTCGCCGCCCAGAAAGCCCCGTTGATCGCCCGCACCCTCGGTCAGATCGCCGGGGCCTTCCTGGCGATCGGCCAGGCCCTGACTCCGATCTCCGGGCCCCTGCTTCAGGTGATCGGCGCCGTGGCGGCCGGGATCGGATCCATTGCCAGCACGCTTCCGTGGCTGATCCAGCTGATCTATGCCGTGTGGGTGGCGACGAAGGTCTGGACGATAGCCCAGGCCGCCTTCAACCTCGTGATGGAGGCCAACCCGATCGTCCTGCTCATCACGGCCGTGATCGCCCTGGTCGCTGCCGTCATCTACGCGTACAAGAAGTGGGGCTGGTTCCACGACGCGGTCAACGCAATCTGGGCCGGAATCAAGGCTGCCGCGAGCGCTGTCGTGGACTGGTTCAAGGGACCGTTCGCCAACTTCTTCACGAAGACCATCCCGAGCGTCTTCCACACGGTGATCGACTGGGTCAAGAAAAACTGGCCCTGGATCTTGGGCGCCCTGACGGGGCCGATCGGGCTCGCCGTCGTCGCCATCATCAAGTACTGGGGCGACATCAAGGCCGGCATGAACGCCGCCTGGACCTGGATCAAGAAGTGGGTTGTCTACCCGATCCGGGACTTCTTCACGCAGACGATCCCCGGCTGGGGCAACACCCTGAAGGACAAGCTGGTCGGCGCATTCGACGCCGCGCGAGCCGGTATCAAGCTGGCCTGGGACAAGGTCAAGGGGATCGCCAAGACACCCGTCCAGTACGTCGTCGACGTCGTCTACAACAACGGCCTGCGCAAGGTCTGGAACCTTGTCACCGACGCGTTCGGCGGCAAGCACCTCGACCCGATGAAGTTCGCCACCGGCGGCATCATGCCCGGCTACACCCCGGGCCGCGACGTCCACCTGGTGCCCTCCGTGGCCGGCCCGGTCGCTCTCAGCGGCGGCGAGGCCATCATGCGGCCCGAGTGGACCCGCGCGGTCGGCCCCGGCTACGTGCACGCCATGAACGCCGCGGCCCGCGCCGGCGGCGTCTCCGGAGTGCGGGGCCTGCTCGGCTACGCGGGAGGCGGCATCTTCGAGGGCATCGGCAACGTCCTGAGCAGCGGCTGGGACAAGGTGAAGAAGGGCGCCAGCTGGCTGAAGGACACGTTCAGCAGCGCCATTCAGGCCGGTGTCACGCACGTCGTCAACCCGCTCATCAACAAGATCCCCGGCGGAAGCATCGGCTTCGTCGGCCTGCTGAAGAGCCTGATGAAGGGCGCAGTCGCCAAGCTGGTGGGCGCCGGCAAGAAGGGAGACGCCGCTGCTGCGCCGAACGTGAAGTACAGCCCGACCAAGGGTGTGGAGCAGTGGCGCGGCGTGGTCAAGCAGGCGCTCAGCCAGGTCGGCCAGCCACTCTCCTACGCGGACATCACGCTGCGCCGCATGCAGCAGGAGTCAGGCGGCAACCCGACGATCGTCAACAAGTGGGACTCCAACTGGAAGGCCGGCCATCCGTCGGTCGGCCTTATGCAGGTCATCCGCGGCACCTTCCAGTCCTTCGCGGGCAAGTACCGGAACACCGGCCCGTTCCTGTACGGGGTGTCGGTCAATCCGCTCGCGAACGTCTACTCCTCGATGAAGTACGCGCTCAATGCCTACGGCAGCTTGCCCGAAGCATACAACCGGGCCGGCGGCTACGACTCCGGCGGCTGGATGCCCCCCGGAATGAACCTGATGTACAACGGCCTCGGCCAGCCCGAGGCCGTACTGACGCCCACCCAGTGGCGGGCGATCCAGGGCGCCGCCGTCCGAGGCGATGACGGGGCCTCCTCGCCGGCGCACTTCGAGGGCAACCTGTACCTGGACTCTGGCGAGTTCCTCGGCCGGGTACGTGGCGAGGCACAGCACATCGTCAGCCAGAACAACACACAGGTCCTGACCGCACTGAAAGCGCGTCCGAGGGGGTGATGATGGCTATCCCCGGGAACTTCCTGTCGGCGACGACGGAGTCCATCGACCCGAACACCTCGGGCTGGGCCGCGAAGCTGAACTGCTCGCTCGGCCTGGGGTCGGGCGGTCGGAACGGCGACGGCGTCGCCAAGCTGACGGCCACAGCGGCCGGGGAGATGCAGGCCCGCACCTACTCCTCCTACCCAGTGACCGCTGGCGATACCTACTGGACGTTCGCGGACGCCAGCTCCACCACGATTCCCGAGCGGATCGGGCTCCGCTGGCTCAGCTCCAGCGGAGCAGAGATCTCCATCACCTGGTCGCTGACGACAACTTCTGCGTCGTCGGCGTGGCACCGAATCTCAGTCGGGGGACAGGCTCCGGCGGGGGCGGCGCAAGTGCAGGTTCTGATCTCTGCAACCGCGACCGCGGCGGGGCAGATCACGTTCTTCGAGAACGTGTATCTGGGGTATCCCATGCGGATTCCCGGGAACTTGCTCAGCTTCGATGCCGAGCAGTTCGAGATCAGCGGTTCCTCGTGGGCTGCGGAAACGAATGGGACTCTGTCCCGTACCGTCCCTGCTGTGCCGTGGGCCGTCAACTGGTACTACGCCGGCGGCGAGATGCTGACGCTGACGGCCACCGCGGCCGGCAACGCATCAGCAGCATGTGTAGAGCGCCCCGCAGTGACCCCCGGCATCGAATACGTCGGCCAGGCCTACCTCAACCCGCCGGCCAGCAGCTCCTCGTGCTGGGTGGAGCTCCGTTTCTACGATGTGAGCGGCGTCAAGCTGTCTTCCGCCCGCTCCACTCTGGCCGCGCCCGGCACGAGTTACTACCGGCAGGTGGTATCCGCTGTGGCGCCCGCAGGAGCGGCTACGGCATCGCTCGCCGCCGGTATCAACTCGGCAACCGCCGGTCAGGCCATGCGCGTCGAGTGCGCCTTTCTCAAGGCACGGGCCGCCTCAACCTACAGCGACCTCCCCAACGCGAACGTCGTCCCATATGCCGACTCCAGCTTCGAGCAGGGCATCGGCCAGTGGACCGTGCCTGCGGGCGTCGCGACGATCGGCCAGTCCACGCCGTGGGGCGCACAGGCGAGCGTCGACTACTACAGCCTGACCGTATCCAGTGCCACGGCGTCAGGGAGCACCATCAGATCCGGCATCTACGCCGTGTCGCCGGGCGTGAACTGGCGCCTGAAGGTGTCGATGAAGCAGGTGGCCGGCGCATGGAACGCGGTGCTCACTGTCCGCTGGCTGGACGCGTCTGGATCGCTCATCAGCACCGACCCGTCGACGAGCTGGGCGATTCCCAGCACCGGCCCCTGGTACCTCCTGCAGCATGATGCGCTGGCGCCGGCCAACGCGGTCTCTGCTCAGATCGATCTTGTTGTCACGGCGACGTCGGCGCCGAGCACACTGCAGATCGACAACGTTCAGCTAGTCCAGGTACTGCCGCAGACCGAGGTCACCGTGGACAACGGATCCGCGTCAGCGACGCTGGTCACGCGCGAGATCAACACCGCGTTGCTGATGACGGTCTACCGGGTGCTCGCCAACGGGTCGCGCACATTGCTGCGTGACGCGACAGGGCTTACCGATCACCTGACCAACACCGATGACACCTACGTGGTCACCGACTACGAAGCACCCCTCGGTGTGCCGTTCAGCTACCGGATCGAGTTCTACTCGGCGACCACTGGACTCCTGGCTGCCTACCGCACCACGAACACCTACACCATAGATCCCGGTGACCCCAACTACGCCTGGCTGAAGGACCCGTCGCGGCCGATCCTCAACCGGCGAGTGCTGGTCAAACAGGCACCGGAGTGGAAGCAGCCAATCGACCAGAACGTGATGCGACCCCGCGGCCGGCAGAACGCGGTCGTCCTATCCGGCGTCCGGTCCGGGCGCGAAGGCGACCTCATCGTGTGGACGCAGAGCGATGACGAGCGGGAGGCGCTTCGCTTCCTGCTCGCCACGGGAAACGTCCTGCTGTGGCAGACGGCTCCAGGCATGGGGGAGTCCGACGTGTACGTGTCTGTAGGTGAGACTGCGCTTCCTCGCGTGAGCACCTACGCGCACGAGCCGTGGCGGGAGTGGACCTTGCCGCTCACCGAGGTCGACCAGCCGACGGGAGGCATGGCCGGCTCGGCAAGCTGGACCGTCAGAGATGTCGCCCTGGAGAACGCCAGCGCACTGACTGTCGTCTCCCGGTACGCGACCGTCCTCGACCTGGCACTGGACCAACGGAGCGGAAGCTGAAGGGGGGGGACATCAGCATGTATCCACCTCCTTCAGCCCGCTTCCTGCCTGCCCTGAGACAGTCCCACGTTCCGTACACGCAGGTGCAGCTGATGCGCACCGACGGTGTCGTCCTCGACCTGGCGCACACCGATGGGAGCGTCACCGTCGACCGCGGCAACTCTGTGCGCCGCACCTGCACCGTCACCGTCCCGGACGTCAGCCTCCTGCCCATGTCGCCGACGGACCAGCTGGCCGTGTACGGGGCAAAGCTGCGAATAATGCGCGGCATCACCTACGGCGACGGCTCAGTGGAGGCCGTCCCCCTGGGCTTGTTCCGGATCAACTCGATCAGCGGTGACCCGGCATTCGGCCCAGTCACCATCGACGGCAGCGGCCTCGAAGCCGTGGTCGCCGACGACAAGTTCACCGCCCCGTACACCACGCGCGGAGCCACGAACGCCACCGCCGCGATCAGCAACTTGATTCAGGCGAGCATCCCGGGCGCCGTCATCGCGAACAGAGCCACCGATGCGACGATCGGCACGATGACCTGGGACGCCCAGTCAGACCGGTGGGCCGCCGTTCAGGAGTGCGCGACCGCGATCGGCGCCGAGGTGTACGCGGATGCCGACGGGCAGTTCGTCATCGCTGAACTCCCCGACCTGCTCACCGCACCCGTCGCCTGGGACGTCGACGCAGGCGAGACGGGTGTCCTCATCTCCGCCAACCGCAGCTTCTCCCGCGACGGCATGTACAACATGGTCGTCGCGAGCGGAGAGAACACGGAGGACAACGTGCCGCCCGTTTCGGCGACCCCGCGCTCGACTCCGGGCGGCTCGGCATCGCCGCCTGCGCCGTCGGCGTCGCCCAGGCCGCGCTGGACGAGGCGGTCGCCTACGCCACCGAGCGCCGGCAGTTCGGCCGGCCCATCGCCGACTTCCAGGGCCTGCGCTTCATGATCGCCGACATGGCCACCCAGATCGAGGCCGGGCGCGCCCTGTACCTCGCGGCGGCCCGCCTGCGCGACGCCGGCAAGCCGTTCGCCAAGCAGGCCGCCATGGCCAAGCTGCACTGCACCGACACCGCCATGAAGGTCACCACGGACGCCGTGCAGATCCTCGGCGGGTACGGCTACACGGCCGACTTCCCGGCCGAGCGGCTGATGCGCGAGGCGAAGGTGCTCCAGATCGTCGAGGGCACCAACCAGATCCAGCGGATGGTCATCGCCCGCCATGTGGCGGGACCCGAGGCCCGCTGA